CATAGTAGTAGATCCAGCGTTGATAGTATCACTGGGAAATCTACGACTAGTAGTCTAGTCCCATATAGCAAGATTACGAAAACAACAAATGCCGTCTTGTCAAACACATCGTCTCCGGGGTTGAGGGAAAGTTAAAGGGCCCCTCCTTTTATTGCTAGAAGAAGAGGCCCTTGCGTTCTGGATTACCAGACGTACCACCTAGTTATTTTCTGAACTAGGACAGTTGTTTGTGCTCCCAATCTAGCGGACTAGATCTTGGCAGGATTTTCTGGGTTACCAAACCTCTGGCCTTTTTAAAGGATCAACCAGTGTTACCTATTGGGGGGATAACGCGTTTTCCCCAATCTCTGTTTACTTGTTAATTGTGATAGTCCATCGACCACCCAAGCTGGAAGCAAGACTCTCGCCCCGATTCATCGCAGTCTGGACATCATTGTGTCTCTCACTAATAATGATACCCTTGTTTACGACAAACACTCTAAGATTGATATGCTTCATTGTCTTTCTCGTTAAAGGTTGCGAAGGTAAGTCTCATATTCTCTCTCAATGTACCACTCAAAGTTGCGGTCGTCGTCACCGAGGTACTGGCGGGAACTTTCGAATTCTGCCATAAGGCGGTCCTCATTGGCATCCCACCAGGTTTCCTCAACTATTTTGCTGATGAACTTCTTCAGGGTCTCTTTGCCAACAGGGCTCAACTCATGGGTAGTATAACCGTTCAATCCCGTCTGTATCCAGCGCTTGTGGTTCTGTGCCCACTCCTGCATCTGAACGGCATTGAAGTAGGCATTGATTACCTTCCTCTCTCTTGCAAGAAGAGCAACATACTCTTCATGGTCTTCGGCTAGGGCACGATACTCCGCCCCTGTTCTCTCTGGAATCGCATCAAAAGGAATCTTCCTCTTTGCCACTTCGGCATCCAGGATTCCCAAGATCTTGTCCATATCCTTAACGGTATTCATATTCATCTTGTAACCTACTTGGCGATCTGTGAAAGAACGTCATGGATGCAGGCGATGTGGTCGAAACCAGCAACACCATCGTGATTGTGGACCTCCATGCTACCATCAGCACGGACGTCGATACCTATGACAAGGTTTCCCTCTTCGTTGTAGACCGAGAGAAACGCGCTACCAGTCTCTTGATTCTTCGAAATTGTCGCATTGTACATGTTGTCCTCCTAAGGACGTTAGAGGTCGGAATCGGGGAAGTGTCCATTATCCATTGCCTTCTCGGCATACTTCTGCATCTCTACCAGTGCATCCCTATACTCTTGGAGCTGGGGATATAAATGTAGTACTGCATTTGCTCTCTCAAGAAGAAACTTCCCATGAGAGATTACAGTCTCCATAGCCTGCTCATCCATCGAACTATGTCCGGGCACATGTTTCATCTTGTCACCTATATAAGGGGGTAAAGTCTTCCTAACTGGATTCGAACCAGTTTTGTACCATAAGGAAGTGATTCAGCCTTTGTGGCTACCAGACATGACATCTGATAGGTTATCCTACCGACAGGCAGGTTGCAGACTGTTGACCTACTAGTCACGATACCTAACCGACGAAGGAGGCCTTGACATCCTCCAAGACCATTTCAAAGTCCACGATAATCTGAGCAGACGTTTCCGCCAACTTCAAGCCCTCCCTGAACTCCATCTTGTTGTACTTGGAACTCAACTCAGGCAGGGAGTAAGTCGGATCATCGTGCGTGATGCCGTCGCCATTCCAGTCAAGGTTCGTGATCTCGATCTTCAGCCAGTTCATGATGAACCCATCTGGGTGCTGGCCGGGGACACTGATGGTGAACGTCGCCTTGTGTCCGCAGTGATCGCTGTGCAGCAATCCATTGGTCAGGTAGAAATCGCCCATCATCGTCTCACCTTCCTTCTCTACCCTCTCGACAGTCGGCCCAAAGTTACCACTCCAGGTCAAGCTGGCAGTAGTATCCCACAAGAACCCCAATCGCATTCCCATCTTCTCTACGAAATCTTCAAGACGCTCATTCATGTTCATTGTGTCCTCCTTAGGACGGGTAAAGTAATTCAATCATATGGGAATCGAACCCATAGCCGCGTGTGGTCCGTTGCGTCACCAGACTAATCAAAAGGGTACGGGTCGTCTTATTTGCTAGCGTGCGAACCCCTTCCCAGTCGTTACTAGCGAACTAGTAACCACCCCATGTCTATCTTGCTACTAGCGGCAGGGGTCCTACCTAGTAGACAAAGCCCCATGTTCATCTTGTCCACTAGTGGCAGGGATCCACTAGCAGCCAGCCTATCTTTATAGCCAGGTTTGCAACCCTGACACCTCTAGGTTCCCATAAGCGGTAGGCGCGCTTATGATTTTTCTAGAGGATTAGAAGGTGACGTCTTGCAGTACGAGCAATAGGGTTTACATCCCCTAGAGTTCGCAATGTAACCTACTCGACGCCTTAAATCTTTGGCCTGACCAGTGTCAAAACCCAATAAATGTGGCCGACGAAGGAGGCCCCTTTATCGTTCGAGTATCCGAGACATTGAGCGGAGTCTGGGGAAAGAAAAAACCCTTTCGGGCCATTTCTTTACTCTTCGTACTCTTCGAAGTCCATGTACTCCGAGTCGACACGGTCTGGGCGGTGATCCCACATTCCTTCGCTCTTGTTATCGATCTTCTCGATCATGTCATCTTCTCCGCCAGTCGAAACGCCATAGCAGTCTTCAAGGGAAACCTTCTCGTACTTCATGACATACTCCAAACTCCGAGGACTATTCCTCACAAAACCTAACCGACGAAGGAGGTCCTATATTTTTCGCCACTTTTTTCTCTGCTGACGGGTCCTCCGCAGACCGAAGAGCCACGGGAGCTGGAACTTTGTAGGTCTATAGCGGAGCCTTGTTCCTGAAGGGCTGTTGTAGGTCTAGCCTTGTGGCCGGGGAGCGGAGCCCAAAAAGCAAGACCCTCCGACCGAAGCCAGAGGGTCACGAGTCTACCAGGGCACGTCGTTGTCGACTGGAGCAGCCGTCGCAGGAGCCTTGGCAGGAGCCTTTGCAGAGACCTTCGGAGGAGCCTTTGCAGGAGCCTTCGCAGGAGCAGCAACCTTCGCAGGGGCCGCAACCTTTGCTGGGGCCGCAACCTTCGTTTCCTCAACAACCTTCTTCTGGCTGTCAAGGAAGCGACTATAGGCGACATCCACGAAGGTCATCTTCTGGTTGCCGTTGATGACGGTACGCAATGCGCCCGACACCGACACCATGCGCTTGGGCTCACCCCACTTCTCGACCGCCTCTCTCTGCTTACCCTTGAAACCGAGAGTCGGCATCTCGCCCTGGTTGTCCAGGACGATGAAGAGAAAGTCACCCTCAACCTTCGAACTGGCCGTAAGGAGGCCAACCATGTTCACACTGTTCATGACATTCTCCAGTCAAATAGGGGCGCAATTGCCCGATGCTCTGGCCGACGAAGGAGGCTCGTAAGACTACTGGGAGCTGGAACCATCCGTCCGGTCATCGGAGCCGAGAAAAGCGAAACCCTCCGACCGAAGCCAGAGGGTCACACATTAGCCAGTGATCTCGATGAGCTGCCATCCAGCCTCGATCTCGTCGTTCTGGTAAACGTTGTAGCAGGCGGCAGGCACGCGGCGTGCGCAACCCCTCGGCCCGAATGCCACAGCATCGTTATCGTCAGCGCCACAGGTCTGCCATACGTTGTTCAGGCTGTCAAGAAAGAAAACGCTATCCATGTTCATTCTCCAATGCAGAGGCAACATTACCTCATCATACCTAACCGACGAAGGAGGCCGTTACACTACTAGTTGATGAAAGTCTTTCCGGTCCATAGCGGAGTCTATATTTTCGCCTCTTTTTGCTGTTGGGTTCCTACCTGCCGACCGTCGAAGAGCCTGAGAGCTGGAGCCTTGTAGGTCTATAGCGGAGTGAGAAAAGAAAAACCCCCAACCGAAGTCAGGGGGTCTATCTTTACTCGATGTTGAATGTGCCGGGCGGGAGGCGGCGAGTCCGCCCATCCGGCCACTCGTTCCACCAGTGGCAACTGCCGTCATCCAAGATGATGGCGAACTGCGGCACGACCCCAGGGAACTTTGCCTTCCATGCGGCCCTGAAGACGCTCCTATTAGCATCCGCATCCCGCTCTGTGCGCCAGTCGTAGGAGTGATACTTGCCTGCTTTCATGCTGTCCTCCAATGGACCAAGAGGCGAAAGTGCCTCATGTTCTCTGGCCGACGAAGGAGGCCAAAAAAAGAAACCCACTACCGGCCTAGTAGTGGGAATCTGTCCTTCTGTTGATAGTCTTATCCAAGCCCGTAAGGACGACTTGGGACTCCCCGTCTATTAGAACTAGTCTCTACCAACGGAGATGGCAGAGCGTCAACGCCCAGTGCTTTGGGCGACGAAGGAGCCCCTAACAAACCACTATACACTTACTAGTAATCTAGTTATATAGCGGAGTAACAAAAATAAAACCCCCAACACGTCCTACTGTGTCAGGGGCTCTACTTCTCTATCTCGTATTAGGACACTAGCAGGGTCACTACTAGTTACGAGTCTATCAGCCTAAGAGGAGGCTTATCCAAATCGTAATGCGGAATTGGCAACCGCACCTGTCTACTGTACACTAGAACCCGACAGGCCCTTTCTAGTGCTTTGATGCCCGACAACTATTGGTGTGGCATCTACTGGTGGATTGAGCCCAGTCTACTCTCCCTCTGTGCCTGCCTCGCTAGGCTCCTCACGCTCACCCAGGGTTGTGAGCATGTCTAAGAGGTGCGCAACTACCTCACGTACTTAAGCGACGAAGGAGCTCGTTAGACCCCTGGTTGTATGAGCCATCTGGTTATTGAGCGGAGTGAGAAAAATAAAACCCCAACACGTCCTACCGTGCTGGGGCTTTACCTCTCTATCCTGGTACGCAGTAGGTAGGACTACCACTACCAGGAACACGTCCAAGAGGGGACGTTTATTAACATGCCATCCTAAAGGGATGACAGCCAGTTTTTGTGTTAAGCGGACTGGGAACCGCCCCTGTCTGATACATACCAGAGACCGACAGGCCTTCTCTGATACGGGTAGCGGCAGCCACCATCCGCTGCTTTGGGCGACGAAGGAGCCTCGTAAGACCCCTAGTTGCCACAAGCCATCTGGTTATTCAGCGGAGTCCGGCCTCTTTTCCCTCTGCTGACGGTCCTTGTCGCGGCCGAAGGGCCTGGTTGCTGGAGTTACCCCACTGTGAAGCGGAGCCTGGTTCCCGAAGGGCTGCTGCAGCTGGAGCCTTGTGGCCGGGGAGCGGAGTGAGAAAGCGAAACCCCCAGCCGAAGCCGAGGGTTGAGAGGATGCGTTAGACTTCAGAGCAGTACATCTCGGCATGCTCCATCATCTCATCGATCTCTGCGACGAGGGTCTTGCAGGTCTCGATGTAGGCCGCGGTCTCAAGTTCGTCGAGGCTGGCCTGGTGTACGAGCATCGCCCGCAGCGCAAGGAGTTGGGGCTTCGTAAGGACATCAAAAACGGGATTGACCATGGGGGACACCGTACAAGAGGAGCAAAAGTGCTCACTAGATCTGGACGACGAAGGAGGCTATGCAGGCGGGTGCAGGCATTACAAGGTACATATAGGCCTTCGCGGAGGAACGAACAAAGGCAGCGGAGTATCTGGACTATTTTAGGAAAGAAGAAAAAAATGGCCTGCTTGTTGCTTACCATTCTAGTCGCAAAGAGATTAGCCTACATTGCTCTTGCGCGACATAATCACCTTAGTTCCAAAGGTGACGACATACTTGTTATCTTCGCCGCCAAGGAAGTTGATACCAGTGAGTCCCTGGTTTTCCAACCAAGCAAAGAACTTATTGTGGCTTTCCGTATCTCCATCGCAGAGGTCAAACCAGTAGCCAGATACCTTAGAGTACTGAGTCTTCATTTCGTCCCAACGCGCAGGATTTTCCTTGGTGGAGATCATAGTCGAGAGGGAGACGATTGCTGTGTCAACAAAGGAGCCGTAGTCTTTTGCTTCATTCTTGTCAACTGCCCAGTACTGGTACTGGCGGCCATCTTCTTTTCCTTTACGACCCTGATGAACGGTTACAAATTCCAAGGCAAAACGAGGATAGCCAGAATCCCAACCAGTGACTACTGCTTGGAAGTTGTACTTCTGTCTAGGATTAGCATCTATCATGGGGGCAAGCATTTTTGCAAGATCCTTAGGCACGTATCCGACTTTGTCCCTTTGAGCATACAGGGCAATCGCATTGTTGTCATGCTGGTTCTGAGGTTCGCGCCGCAGATCGAGGACGTAATCAAGGTCGAAGAACTTCTCTGCAAGTTCAGCACTATATTTGCCATTTTCCTGGAAGATCTCACGGTAGGTATGACCGCTGATGGGATAGTCCTTGCGTTCATTCTTCACAGCAGGAACCTCTGATACAGTAGCAGCAGGAACAATCTTGACCTTAAAGGGATCAACGTACAGCATTCCTGGCTGATAGTCTGCATACCCTTCGGGGCGGTTGTTGCGCGTAGACTTTGCGCCCGCAGGAGGATTCGGGAGGGTGCTGACATCCCGATTTTGAATGTACAGCATTACTCCATCAAGCCGGGCTTCGTCATACCAAGCCTGAGAACCTTTCTGACGGATCTGCCATTTGCTAAGGTCAACACTAGCAGCATCGAGCTCGATGTAGGGACCATGGTCGCCGTACACAATGCGGGTATATTTGCTTGCAATCGTATTTCCGTTTGGTGTCTGGATTTCTCCAGTAAAGCTACGACCATCCTCAGGAAGTCCGAGTTTGGCTTCAACTTCAACCTGATCTGCAAGACGATTAGGAAGACCAAGCGTTGTTGATCTCACACTAGGAGCAGTCTCAGGAGCAGGCTTAGGATCACTAGGAGGAGTAGGTTCGTTGCCCATTAGATCATTCGGGTTGATGATGATCATTGGACGATTGGCCTTCTTTGCATAGGCAACGCAGTTCGAAGTGCCGCTAGGAGAGCCGTCCCAGATAGCAACGACAGCGTCACAGTTGTCGACCATCCAGCGGTTGCGGGCATGGAGACAGTCTGCTTTGCCTGCCAAGTCGTACGGCTGCTCATTGACGAGAACAACCTTATGAGCAATCTTGAGCATCTTTTGATAGGCAACCTTAGCGTCAGCCTTGAAGTTTTCACCGTGGTCACTGCAAGGACGCGCCACGATGAACTTAAGACCAAGCTTGTACGCTTCACGGGCTGCATCAGTATCTACACCGAGGGCACCGCCCGTAACGACGATGATCTCCTTGGATTCGCCATGCTTAGCAATTGCACGCTTCAATGCATCTGCAATGGCGTTCTTCACAGCGACGCGCATCGGGCTGCTCTCATCGTAGCCACCAATCTTCTCAGGGCGGTGACCCGTGAAAGCGATCCGGTAAACGGGAGTCACGGCAGGAGTTGCCACAACAGCAGGCTCCTTGACATTATGAATGCGGTTAAGCCGACCAAGAAGATCACCCTTATCTTTCTGAACAGGAGCCACAATAGGAGCCACAACAGCAGGCACCACAGGAGCTGCGACAACCTCAACAGGAGCAACAACCTCAACCTTGTCACCCTCAGGATCCGAGTCAGACTCGAACTTGACGATAACAAAGGTGTTGTGGTACTGAGCATACGCCTGCTTCTTAGCGTCCTGCCAGAGGAAGGTGTCGATGGTCTCGACAACTGCAGTGCCCTTGACATTCTCCTCGACGCTGCGGATCTTGAATGCGCCAAGAAGCTCTGCGAACGAGCTCGCGGCAAAGGCGGTCAGCTTGTCCTGAGCCTCTGCGGCCTGCTGCATAAGCTGAGCATAAAGCTTATGCTTGTTCTGCGTCTTAGCCTCTGCAGCACGGGCCTTGGCGTCGGCAATCGCGCGCTTCATTGCAACAAGCGTGTCCTTGCGCTTCTTCTTGACATCGTCTGCGATGCCAGCAAGGAACGTGCTCTGCATCTCGTGAGCCTCATCATCGGTATTGCCAGCCAAGTAGACACCAGGCATCCCGAGAATCTCCATGACGGTCTTACCAGTGAAGTCGTCTTCCGTGTAAAGGAGAGGACGCTTACCGTTGACTACATCACCGAAGGCATCCGTCTTCATGACAAAGGTCACGAACTTGAAGTCGCCATCAACAGCCTTGCGTGCGGCGACTGCAGCAATGACCGCAGGATCCATCATCCACTCGATGAGGATCTCACTGCCACCCACAAACTCCGCCTCTCCATCCTTGCCGACACAGCTGCTTGAGCCACAGGTCGGAAGAAGGTAGCCAGCAACACCACCCGAGGCCACGAACTTGCCGTCCTTGTCCATGATGATCTTGATGCTGTTGTCTGGTACGTGCAGCGCCTTGAAGCCATTGACGTAAATCATGGCAAGCTTGGCGATCTTGAACATAGCCTCGATCTCAGCCTTGCTTGCCTTGGGATTGGCGTCCACAAGAGCAGCAAGGACAGTCATGTCGAATTCCGCGTGAGCCGCCCACACCGTGATGTCGTTGAGCTCAGCCATATAGCGCTGATTAGCCTTGACGTCATCATTGCCCTCTTCTTTCCGCTCAGACAGCCACTGAAGGCCATCAAGGTAGGTCTTGAGACGACCGCTCTCCGACCAGACCTTCTTCCAGATAGGAGCAACGAACGCCTGGGCAGAGGGAGCACCACCCATCGGGATCGAAACTGCGTCAGCCATTACGCTCACGGTAGCTGCGAACTCCATGCGGTCATGCTGACTGGTAGCAAGAGCTTCTACCGCATTGCCCAGCTTTTCATGGTAGCTGAACAAGTTAGCAAGCATTGAACCAGGCTTGCGGGTCTTGCCATCCAGCTCATAGGTCTCTGCATGACGGGCCTTGAACAGGTCACGAGCCATGGGAGGCACGCTTACCAGGTACTGGCTGGGGCATACGACCTTAGCGTCCTCGACCTTGGCAATCTGGTAACAGAGCCAGCCCCAGGCCCAATTGAGCTCCTGGAGTGCCTCTGCAGCCTTCTTGTAGCCTTTGCCCTTGTTACAGGCATCGACCATGTCAGAAAGCAGGATGGTGCGGACCACGAACAGCGCCCAGTCCTTGGCAATGTGACGGATGTGCTCAGGAAGCACAACGTGACCCGCCAAGATGCCCAAGGCGAACTTGTGAGACTGCGCGACCGTACCGATGGCCGCGCTGAACGGGCTATCATTGTTTGCCACCATGGTCTTCGCAAACAAGTCCATCTGCGCTTCGATGTCCTGACGGCTGTTGACCGTCATAAAGATAGCGTCCTCGTTGACTTCCTCGATCTCAATGCGGTACCCATCGGATACCTTCTTGACGCCGAGGAGCGACGGCCAGCCGACCATAACTTTACCAGCTGCGAACTTCTTGGCGAAGGGCATGTCCATCATGGCGGTAAGCTTGCCCTTGTCGATGCGCATCTCTGCTGCGAACTTCTTGAGGAAATTACGCAGCTTCGTCTCCTTGTCCTTTGACTCAGAGGTCTCTTCGAGGATGCTGTCGCGCCACACAAGACCGTCACGAGCAATCTCAAGGAGCTTGCCAGTTAGAAACTTGTAAAGGTCATCATCGTCGCCGCCTTCCGAAGCCATTTTGAATGCAAGAGTCTCCTGGTTGGGGAACAACCAGAACTCTACATCCTTGCTCTTGCGACCGACAAGGCCAGGTCCGATGTCCACAGGACGGGTGCCGAACTCGTCAGCGTCGAACAGGAGAACTTCGATACCCGAGGTCTTACCCGTCGGGATACGAGTAGCAATCGCAGCAATGACATACTGACGGATGCCGTTGACCTTGGCAGCATCCAGCATCTTGAGATTGCTCACAAGTACAGGAATAGCGCCATTCGCACGCTTCATCAAGGCCTTCTCGATAACGATAGCGACCTCAAGCTTCTCTGCCATCCAGGCGGGTACATCCTGCTTGGCATTAGTGAATGCATCGGCAAGCGCCATCCAGGGGATCATCATGGGATACCCTTCAGGAGCGAGGACCTTGCCATTAGCACTCTTAGGTGCAAGGTTGACCTTCTTCGGGTTGAAGGCCTTGGTGAGACCCTGCGCAAGGGCCATGCCGTAGCTGCGGAATGCCGCGACGGGATTGAACCCGTGCTGACGTGCCGCCTCTGCCAGCAGCTTGTCACGGCCATCCTCGCCTTCTTCAGCAGGATCAAGCATCTTCTCCGTGGCCTTGTCCAAGCCGTTCATGGCATCCTTGTAGCTGTCGCTAGCGAACGCATCGAAGCGCTTGCTGCCAACAAAGACACCCATGATCATTGCCCAGAGCTGCATGGAGAGTGTACGGGCCGAACCACTGTGACCATCGCCCTGAGGCTGCATGACAATGGCCTTACCGTTATCGTTGCGAAGAGACAAGTGCTGCTTGATCTCACTCGCAATGATGCTGATACCGGCCGGGAAGTACGTGTCAGGGAGCACGATAACCATGCCCTTGACCAAGCCCTTGGCCGTGAGGATACGACGAATCGCGTAACCCTGCCAGCCAGCCTGAGCCGCAAACGTGGCCGAAACGTAGACGGTGCCGTCGTAGAGATCCGATACTGCCTTGCTCATGACAAGGATCTCGCTGAGCTTGATGGAGACCACCGAGGCACGAGCCCACAGGAGCGAGCCCATGTACTTGTTGACCTCTTGCAGGGTTACAACCTTCTTGCTGTCAGGGACCTGACCAGCAACCACGACCGCCTTCATCAGTGCAGTAAAGCACTCATTGGGCATCTCGTATTGCTGGCTGTCACGGACGATAACCATGCAGTTCTCGGTCTTCCAGATGAACTTACCTTCCAGGGCACGAACATCGTCGTCCGTCAGGTCACGAATGACCATTTTACGGAAACCCTTATGGAGGATGGTGAGAGCCGTCTCCTCGTAGCCAAGGGCATCAAGGGTACGACCATAAGTCTTAACCTCCCTGTCGCTCTTAGCCATCGGAGACGTCATTTCATTGCCAACCCCCGTGAGCTTTTCGAGGATAGCCCGAAGCACGTTATTGCTGTTCTCAATCATTCCCATCTTGACCTCCTTGGCGGTCTGGGTATTGTCGTCTTCCATATTCTCTCCCTGGCCCACAAAGGGACCGCTGTACAGGCGGAATTTGCCCGTCTCGTCGCCATTATCGCCCTTCTTCTCTTCCTGATTTGCCCAGTTGAGAAGAGCAAGGCCACAGATGACGGCAATGATGCCGAAGATCACAAATGCAGGCCCACCCTGCAGAAGTTCCGTCAGCGACTGCCCCATAAGGGAATCAGCCAAGTCACGGCCAGTGATGGCGATTGCGGCAATCATTGCCAAGATAGGGCTGTTTGCCCTGACGTGGCGGCGAGCTGCTTTGCGTGCAGCGATTCGCGCCTTGATCTCGTTCTGAGGACGAGTCTTTTCGTTCTTCTTGCGGTCAAGCTGTGCAAGAATCCTGGCACGAGTGTTGAACGCAGGACCAGTCTTCACGTTCTTTCCACCGTTGTTGTTGCGCTTGCGTGCGGCAATGGTTGTTGCCACATGGATAAAGGCAGGCGGCGAGCTCTTACGGCCACCAGGAATCTTGGATCCCTCGCTGTAGATGAACATCGGCTCCTTCTTGTCAGATGGCAAGACAACCTTGTTCACGTGCTTAATTCCTGCCTTCTTGCGCCACTGGTGAGCAAGGCGACGGCGCTGTTCACGTGACATCTTGCTTACCTTAACAACAAAGCTGTTGTTGCTCTTCTTCATCTTTGCCTTCTTTGCCTTATTGGCCATGCCCCACTTTACCAACCAACGCTGGTAGCGGATGACCGTCCAGTTTTTCGCCTTGGCCATACGACGACCGCGAGCCTTGATGACTTTTGCCATCTTAACGCGGAACGACTTAGACTGCAGAGCAACACTCTCCACAATCGACCTGATAAAGCCGAAGATGAAGTGGATTTCGACCGCATGCTGAGCGGTCACGACAGGGAAGATCGCTGCAATAACGCTTGCAACGAAGATGCGAGCCGTACAGGCCAAACGCTCAATTCCCATGGCGGGATTCTCCTTGCCCGTAAGGGCGATGTTGTTTTTTAGCATTGCAGCAAATGCACCAGTGGCAACAAGGGCAACGGCAATGAGAACATTCTTCATGACTTCCACAATATCAAACATAGCAAACTCCACTGCGAAGAAGATGGCAAAAGCAAGAGCAAGAAACTTGTACATGAGATTCACCTTATTAATGTTGATGTTATTTTTCATGTTATTAAGCATTAGTTGGACTGTTCCGACTTGCTGATCGTATCCTGGCTTCTATCCAGTACACCCCAGCAATATGTAAGGTCACCATATAGGGCGTCCTTATATTTGATGTCAAAGTTCTCAAGCATATCACTGTCAGCCCACTTCGGGCTCTCACCATAGCTGACGAAGCCAATGACTTCATCACCAGCCATAAGCGGGCCACCAGAGTCGCCAACCACAGGAGCAATCTCAAGGCTGATGCTAGCAGCACAGATGAAGCGCTGATTAGTAACAGTTGCACCATTCACTACTTGCTTATAGTGATTAAATGCCTGCTCAAAAGGAATGTAGCCCCACATGTCCGTATTCGCACCCCACCAGCGCAGATCCGTGCTACATTCAATACCGATGTCATATAGATCCTCTTTGATGGCATGGGGGTACTTATCAGCCGATACAACTACGTCACCCATAGTTTCCTCGTAGTTTTCACGTACACAGTGTTCTGCCGTATAGACTTTACCCTTCCACTTCCAAGCGGTACAGTCCCAAGTGTCCTCAAGAGGGCCCTTATCGCCTTTGGTTGCAACAGGGCCAATACCATGGTGGATATTGTTTTCTGCATGAAACTTTTCGTCAAGGTACTCTTCCAACTGCATCACAACCTCTGCATAGTCGCTATCGGCTACCCAGACAGCCTGACGGACTTCTTTCTCATACATAGCCGCCGCATGTTCACGAGTGATACTCACCGAATAGATGAACAGTGTCGTAATGAACGTAACAAGTACCATAATGATAGAGAACATGAACTTATCTTCGCGGTCGATCTTCATTTTCTTCTCTTCGTTGATGTTGACGTTATCGTTATTCGTGATGGTGTTGTTATTGTTGTTATGAATGTTATTCATGGTAGTGTGTGTGATGGAGGTGTGTGTGGTGGGGGTGGGGGCTTGTGCGAGCGTGCACATGGCGTTCCTTACTACCCTTGTGGGGTAATGTCCAAAGCTAGCGGGATGCTAGCAATTGGTGAGAGTTGGAAAGACCCTCATCCCCTGGTACATAGTCTTTAAAGGGGGTGGGCTAAAACGGGATAGGGGTAGGGTAAGTATAGGGGCCCACGAGTATAAGTACCCACTCTTTTCCATAAAAATATAAAAATAAATATAAGTTACAGAGATAAAGGACTTTTATCCTAGACCTATACCCCCTTTTCCCCTAGCTTTTCTTTAGACTTTTTTCCTAAAATATATATAGAGCTTTCCTTAAATAATATATAAGGCTTTTCTTTTGTCCCTATACAGCAAAATTTATGGTATCAGCTCTTATAGGAAAGTTTAATTACTAGAGATAAATAGTAACGAAGAGGAATTCTTGGCACACTATAATGATATTAACAAGGCTAATAGGAATAAACCTAGATCCTCGCACGATAACAGTGCAGGGCGTGGAGCCGATAATCCTTATAAGAATGCGGCGCGGCTTTCTCAGCCTACTTATACTGGTACTGTAACAGGACAAGTTATAGATCCTTATCTTCTCTCTGATAAGCTTTCTAATAGATTGGAGTTTTCTAGTAGAGATGAGGAGATGCCCTTTGATCTTCAAGCATTAGAGGATGATAGTGTCTCTCTCGCAGCTACAGCAAAAGGACTACCAACCAAGGACTTAGAGATAAAGGAAGACAAGTCCTTCGATAAGACTAATAGTCTATTAAAAGATTCTAGTATGATTTCAGGCAACAGGAACGCTAATGGTCTCGGCGGCGTGGAGGCTAATACCCAAGTTCTACTTGACAGAGTAGGTGAGCTTTTAGATAACGATGAAACATTACTGGAAAGAGCTGCTCCCCTTGATAATACTTCTTCTACTAGTATCAGCTTACGTGACGCTTTCCAGTCTGCATTAAATACTAGTGATAATAGCAACGTAGATGTAAATAGCTTTTTTTCTAATAGTAGCTTAGGTGCTTTTCTTGGCAGTGATCCTGACTTATATAAGGATCTACATATAACTCCACAGAGTGCCGCAAGAATGAGGTCTCATCTAGCTGCAATTAAACATGGTACTTATGCTAGTGTGCCGCTTATTTGTAAAGGATATGAGAGTTGCCCTATCCGTAGTTCATGTTGGTTTGTTGTTAAAAGGGACAACGGCACAGCTGATCTTCTTGCTAGTAAATTTCCCTTGTTACAACCTTGCCCTGTAGAAGCAAGCATTCTTCAGGTTAAGGTTAAGCAATACTGTAGTGAGAATTTTCATAACTTAAATCACATTACTCCTACTATAATTAGCCTAGCAACTAAACTTGCTGAGTTGGATATCTATGAGATACGTGTTAATATGCTATTAAGTCAAGGGGATAGCTTTGGTGAAGGTAGGGATTTAATGCAGGAGGCTGTGTTAAGTAGTGACTTACATGGTAATCCCGTTAAGACTGCGATGAAGGAGCACCCTGCTTTCGCATTAAAAGAACGCTTTCAAAAGATGCGTAGTCAATTAATGAAAGAACTTCTAAGCAGTCCAGAAGCTAAGATTAATGCGAGAGCTAAGATTGAAGCTACTAAGTCTGAGAGTGTTAGTTCAACTATGACAAAAATGTCTTCTGCATTAAACAAGATTAATAGTTTAATAAGAGATAATACTGTAGACGCAGATGGAGTAGACTTTGATGATGACTAAGGCTAGATTATGGCGGATGGCAAAGGAGATAAGGTCTATACCTTAAAGGATTACTTTGTTAATCCTGATGCCGATCCCATTAAAGCTATTACTGCGCTTAAAGGTAAATACGACCATACTAACTTTATCTCTGGTATTGATGCTGCGGTTCGTGGAACTTTTACTCTTTCTACATCAATCCTTAAAGGTACCTATCGCGCAACCTTAGGTGCTACTAAGTTTTTAAATGATATAACTGGTGCCAATAAAAAGATTGTCACTATGATGGATACTTTAATTGGAACAGAGAATACTGATAATTTTTTCTCTTACACAGATGAAGTAAAAAAAGATGCAGTAATGATGTATAGGGAAGTTGGCAAGCAAATGGCTAACTTTGCGACAGGCAAAGATAAGGCAAGGCCATCTGAGATTATTGGCGGTCTAACAAGTACTGCTATCAAACAATTGAAGCTTGATGCTATGGCAATGTCAGGTTTTAATTTCAAGCTTGATGACATTGTTAAGAACGCACTAATTATAGACATTGAAACTGGTGGTCTCTTTAAAGACGCTCCTATCTTGCAGATTGCTATGGGCGATATGGCAAAGATAGAGGAACTAAAGAAGACAGTTGGAGCGAGTAACGACAGCGCAGCCCTGAGTGCTGCTGCTGCGATAGGGCGCATGTCACCTAAAGAACAAATGGCAGAGGGATTCCTCTCGTTGAATCTTATGCCAGAGGCAATTATAAGAGATGTGGAAGATGCCCCAGACGGAAGCAGAGAGGCTACTTTCAGAACTTTTAGCTATATCCCTAGAAGCGAAGCAGAGTTCAAGCAAAGATTTGGTACTTGGGCAAGTGGGAAGTTTCCTTGGCTTAGCGAATTCTATGAGGAATACGGAGAAGGTCCAAGTGGAAGTAAAATTATAACTGAAGCTAGAATACAAGAGCTTCAGAATCAATTAAAAAAGGAAGGTTACCTAGAGTTAAAGTCTGGGCAAAGAGTATACAGCCAGAAAGAAGGAGCTAAACATTCTATGCTTTTTGCCAAACAGGCAAGCAAAGAAGGAAGAACACTTATGGCTGCAAATTTACCATATGAGTCTTTTCGTGTAGGTAAACTTTGGGAACATTTCTTAACGCAGAAACGCAGTGGCGTTGCGGATGCTTTTGAGCCTTCACTCGAAGACCACGGTAACTACTTAAACTCTGACAGGGACATGTCTAGAGCTTTTGGTGGAACAATTACAAGTTTGAGAGACATGCGTAGCATGCTTTCTGCTACTTGGAAAAGCGAAAGAAAAAGAAATATTCTTGATGCTAATAACTTCTTCTTCACGGAACAAGCAAGAATACTAAGACAACAAGGTAAGAATGAAGACGTTATTTCTTTATTGCCTGCTTATGTTAAGAATGTATCAGCTGGGTTAAATACCCGAGATCAGCTTGATCTTACAAAGATGTTATTCTCAGGGCTAATGCAGACTGGTCTGATAGAGACTAGTGGAGACTTAACATCTGGAACGAATATTAACTTAGCTTCACAGGTTATTCTTGGCTTTGATGAGGCTCACCAAGCCTTATCTGACGTTATGGTTCAGGGTAGACTACTGCAAGAAGGTAAGTTACCTGAAGTACTAAATGATGTTGCAAATATTTACCGTGCTAAGGAATCTGCGTCTGCACTAGACCAAGTGCGCTCCTTGTTCTCATCCTTGTCAATTTTAGGAGACGAGAAAAAGCTGGGATGGCTTGAGTTAGCAAAAATTAAAGATACGGAATTGGAACTTGATGAAAAATGGTTTGGAGATACACCTATTGGAATTAAGCAAGGCCAACTAAGTAGAGATGCCACTAAAGGCACTATAAAAGGAACGCACTCTGACATAACAAGAGCTTATAACCTAGACAAAGAGTTATTAAGAATTAATGAAACGGTTGACAGCTACACAGGTGTCGCAGAGGGGCTATACGCTCCAAATCCTGCAAATATGATTACTCACAGTTACACCGATGAAGCTGGAAAATTGCAGACAATAAATGTAAACCCAGCAATGCATGAAGCATTTTCTATGCCAATGGCTGTTGGCAGAATAAAGCATACAATGGTAACTGCGACTGGTGCGGAAGTAAGTGTATTAAAGAGTCAGTCTGACTGGAATATTCAAGACTTCATCAAAGATGAATACACTAAAGAGTTAGATGAAGCGACAAGAATGCACGTTGATAAGCGTTATGGTAGTGGGTCTTTTGCTGCGTTGAAAGCAGGCAATATGCCAATTGAAGATATAATCAAGAGTCAGCTAGGACATCAAATGGGTACGGATTTACCTGTCAGCGTAGATGAGTTGAAGACCGTTGCTAGAAATAGGGTGAAGAGCACTGTCATTAGAAGGTATGCTGAAGGTGATAACTTTACAGCAAGAGGAATCAAAGCAAGAGATTTGGGCAGTAGACTTCTAGATCTTAAGTCTCATCTTCATCAGGAAAACCAGGCAGGAAGACTTTTTAGTCAAGATGAAGTTGATAGGCTTTCAGAACAAGGAATAGCTGTTACTCCATCTATGACAGAAGATGAAGTGTCTCGTGCTTCTTTAGCTTTAAGAATGTCAGGCGGTGACGGCTTTAGAAGCGCTCTAGATACTTCTTTGGCTCCAACAATCCAAGGGATTAGATCAAGACTTAATAGGGGCTCAGGAGCTGAAAGACTTGCTTCTTCTGCAGATTTTATATATGAAGCTATATCTGAAAGAAAAAAAGAGTTAGTCGCGACAGGCGATTACAGTACTCCTAAGGTTGTTACTCCTAATTATGAAACAATCGGATCTGCTTATAATTTTGCAGTTTCTGCAAAAGATAAGTTAAAATTAGGAGTAGATACAGTTGGCTCTGTTCTCTTTAGCCCAAGAGGACTAGACAGTGGATTAATGAGCAGGATATCTGGAGCAAGCCCAGAGATTTCTGAGTACATTATGAAGAATGCAAGAAGAGGACTTGGTATGGCTGGCGCAGCTGGCGCATTTGTCACTGGAGCTTCTGCTAATTATATGGTAGATATGCCAAGCTACAAGCCTACAACAAAAGATATACTGAAAATGTCTGGCGATGAAAGAGAAATACTTAACCCTGAGGATGTCAGGGAGAGAGGCGGAAGAGGGGCAATGCGAAATGTCATGACTCCCACTAATACTGGTATTGATAAGATGAATCCTGCAGGTTTTGCTGTGTCTGCCATTGATTCTAGTAAAGTTGATTACGCAGTTGGCGACGCGGATACAGTAGAAATTATCAGTAAAGGATTTATGGGTTTAGGTAGGCGTAATCTTGGTAGCGTTCGTCTTTCTGGTATGGATGCTCCTGAAACTGCTCACGAAGGCTTTGGTGGTCCTGGCGAAATGCCATTTGCTCAAAGAGGCAAGCAATACTTAACGAACGTACTTTCGGCTAGAACTGGAGCCCAAGTTGTAACTGGCCAGGGTAGTACATTTGGTCGTTCAGTTGGTATTGTAACTGACGACTCTGGAATCAACTATTCATATGAAATGGTCAATCAAGGCTTAGCAACTGTACTATATAGAAATACTGCCCAAGAAGATCTTGTAAACCAGAAGCAATTTAACGCAGCAGAAAGAATAGCCAGAGCATCGGATAAGGGGATGTTTTCGGATCCATTTTATGCAGGTGTACATACTGGTATTCCTGGCAAAGAAAGAAAAGGCTATAACGTTTTAAGTCCTGCAAGTGCTTTTAAGTTCCACTTTGATAGAAGTCCTGGCACCTCTAAGCAGCAGGCTGTAGACGCCTCACAAGCCAGAAACGAAGAAATGACCTATGCTATGGATATGTCTTATAATGACTATAATGAAATTTTTCAGTCTGTGAACGCAGCTTCTAGAGGCAGGAAAAACGGTATGGCTGATATGCAAATTATGGCAATGGCTGGTGGCTTAGAACGCAACAGAGGCAGACGCAAGGAGCGCAGATAATGGCAAACGCAATTGTTAATTTTTTCAAGTCAATGAGTGGAGCTGCTTCCCACGTTGGTGGGACTTTAGGAATTGGTGGTGTAGGTGCTATTGCTGGTGGTATCAAGGGAGCCTATAGTTATAATCCAGAAGAGGATGAATACCTAGGAGAAACTCCTGTTGCAGGCAGAGTAGGAGCAGCGGCTACTGGAGCTATGGTAGGAGGAGCAGTTGGTATTGCAGCTCAGGGTGCTGACTACGGTTTAAGAGCAATTGGTCGCTCAATGATGACCCCTGACGGATTAAAAGCCTATGACGCAGTTAATCCAAACAGACCAAAGACTCTTTTTGGTGCGCTGAGACAAGGATTTCAAACAGTTGCAGGTGGAAATGTTGACGACTTTGAAGCTTATACAGATTCTGTAATGGACACAGTAACTGCTACTCCTACTATGGCAGTACAAAGACAAAGACAAGCAAGAACAGCAGTAAAAGGAAATAAAGAAGCTGTAACTAGGATTGACACAGCAATAGACGAGGCTGCAAAAAAACAGACTGCCGCAAGAGAACAGCAAGAGGCTTTGGTTGGAAAATGGCAAGGAACTCCCGCAAAGCCAGCAACTGGACCTCAAATTGTACGTCAATCGGAGGGTCCTCGTTTAGCTGCAGAGGATACTAGGCTAGAGGCAGAAATTACAGGACTAGAGACCACTCTTGGGGGAATGCCACAACTAACAAAAGCTCAACAAGCTGCAGAGAGAGAAAGAGCTAGGCAACTAAGAGTTAGAAGAGGCGAAATTGCAAAAACAGTAGGAATGACTGGGCGATCACCGCAAGCAGATGTAAAAGCTGCATTGACTGATCCCGCTTTGCAGACTGAGTTTGATGCTATTCATACTGAATTAAGCACCAATAGACATAGTTTGAATGAAAGACTCCAAAGTCTCAGAGATCAAAGATGGAAAAATGGTGAAAAAAAAATGGCTTATGATGACAGTGTGAAAGCAGGAGCAAAGCCTGTTGCTGATGACGTTTATGATGAGAGACTAGAAGAGATGGCAAACTTAGACAAAAGATTAGACCCTAAGAATCCAGAGAATTTTAAAGGAGCAACAAGTACTAATCCTTTTGCAAGCATGACTCCAGCACAAGCAAGAGCTGAAAGAGCCAGACTGAATGCGCAACTGAATGGAACTCCTGAGGAGAAAGCACAAGCGGCTGCTGGAATAAAATACTCAGCGCCTCCTGCAACTCGTCAACAAACTCAGCAAGCTAAGTCCCGTGGTGTCTATCCTGCTAATCATGGCTCTTTTGGTGTGTATAATCTTCCTACTCCCCCTACTCCCGTTCCAACTGGGAAAGGAGCTGATCAGTTTGTAGAAGACTATAATGCGCATTCAGTTGCTCAGAAAGCAGAAGCTGCAGCAACAGATGAAATAGGTGCTTTACAATCAAACAAGCAGGAGTTACTTAAACAGGAAGCAAAACTTAAACCAACTGCAGAGAATCAGCAAGTTAGCGACTTAAGAAGACGTTTTAGCCAGACAGAAAAAGATGCAATGATTGAGCCAGGCCAAAAAGATATGGCAGGTTCTCTATTTCAAGACATAGGTAGAATTGGTGCCGGTGCAGCTGGTATGGCGGCAGGTGCTCCAGTTTATCTTGGTAGATATGCAGCGAATTCATATGAGAAAGATGTATTGACTCCTTACAGAGAAAAAGATGTTGCTACTCCAACTGTCAATGAAAGATTAGAGCAATTAGCCCCAAAGAAAACTCAGAAAGGTAATTTACCAGCAAGAATGACGCCCGCTGAACAGAATGAGCGGCAAGTTCTTCAGCAGTATAAGAAAGACAATTTCTTTGGAGGTGCACATAGAATTAATAGATCATATGAATTTGATCCTGCAAAACCTGGCATTCACACTGTTACTCCTGCTGCTAAGCCTGCGAAACCTGGACAACCTGCAACAGCTCCTGCAGCTCCTGCTGGCGTGCCTATTCGACCTGCAATGAATACAGGTTTTATGTCTGATAATGCATTAATGTTTGGATTAGGTGGCGCAGGTGCTGCAGTTGGATTTGTAGGGGCAGCAGCTAAAGCTTCTGCGTATGGAGCACCTGCTGACCACCCTATTAATGCACTAGCTGGAGCAACAAAACAAAACATCAGCGCAGAAGCACAGATGCAGGCAGATCAATCTAATAGAGTTAGAATGACTAATCCTTCTATGGTTGGATTAAATGACGCAGATGAGTTGTACTTCCAAAACCCAAGTCTTAAGCCTACTAGAAGTAGATCTAGGCCGGGGCAGTACAATGATGATGGTAATTTGACACTTGCCTTGAGTGCGCTAAGAAGAGGATAAGCTTATGTCTGAGAAGATTTACGATTTCCTTAATACTGCAGCGGATAAGCTGCATGATTTCTTTGGCACTCATGGTGGAGTATTGCCGCCTCTGAAAGTTGATAAGCATTGGTTTGGCGCAGAAAATGATAGTAACGAGAAAAGACGTGCTAGTTACGAGAGTAATAGAGTTGTAGAAGGAAACAGAGCTTACGAGAAAAAAGAACAGGAAGAATTAAGACAGTGGAACGCAGATAAAGCAGCTGGCCGAGGCCCTAGATTCTTAAGCCAAGAGCAGTTTAGAGACAGCCCAGAAGGTAGAGCTGCTGTGCGCTCGCCTGAGTTTTTGAAAAAAATAGAAGGTTTAAATTATGATGACGCGCAGTGGCATAGAGATGGAGCTATATTTGAGGCATATGATGCAACGGATTGGGGTAAGAAAACTCTTGAGGACGATGATTTTTATGGCCTAGTAAGACAAGTAAGAGATGCGCATAGCCATCCAACGTCGCAGGGGCAGCCTCATCAGAAGCAAACAAGAGCAGGTGCGCAGAATTTTCTTTCTCAACATAATGTTTTCAGTGTAAGTCAAGACCACTCCAGGTTGTTTAACCAAGAAGGTTCGGCGGGTTCTTATGCTGTACAGTTGTCTGGAAAGCTGAAGCCTGGTACAACCAGTGGACAACAAATATTCCTCGGAACTATACATGGAGGCACAGATGGAACTTTACATAGTCACTGGAACTCCCCAGGCGGTGGTGACGGCGGGTGGAGGCAGTGGAGTGATGAAAGCGTTGAGGAATTAGGTAAAATTAAAGATTTGTATCTTAATTGTTGTTCTCCTGCCCAAGTCCAGAAGAACTATCCTTTTTTGAGCATACAGAATTCAGGTTCTAGACTTCCAACGCAGATGAGTCATTTCACATATGGAGGCAATGGTTACAATGGGCCACTCCGGTACTATGCAGCGACCCACGCTATGTTTGATGAGGGGTTACCTGAGGCCCTAGAAATAAAAACAAAGCTTGCACCTCACGGCATGGGCGTACTCGATGAGGCTAGTGAAATAGATCTAGTAACAAAAGGCAAAAAACCTCTTTACATGGGAAGTAGCCCTACAAGATTACTTAATGATTTAGAAGACCAAAATCCCAAAGACGTGTATCTCCGTGGAAGAATAAAACATGACTTTGAAAGAGATACAGGTGCTCCCGGGTGGGAGCCTAGAGGCACACCACCCAATATTGAAGTTGAAATTGGTTCTTTAGTTCCAAATGCATCTAATGCATCAGAATACCTTTATGGACCCAGAGAAACGGTTGATAAGGCTATTGAGATTATAAAGAAACACGCTGAAGCTGGAACAGAAGGCACTATTGAATATCACAAAGAAATTGGTAAAGCTTTAGGGTATACTGATGAGGCTATTGATTTACATAATTTTGTAAAGTCAAAATACTATGAAGAGGCTCTTGATGCGGGTTTTGATTATCCTCTTTTTGGCAGGGGTCCCACTCGGAAGACTGCAATGGCTCCAGATGCTGCCCTTATGTTTGGATTTAGTCCTAGAGAGATACACGAACAATTAGCTAAGCAGGCAGAACTATTCTATGCTGATGTTCCTGCGGAACTTCTTCCTGGAGGTAAAAGTCTTAAAAATGTTGAAACAGGCATTGAGAGGGCAGTCAAGGCTATAAACAAACATGGTAAAACTTTTGGCATAATAGGCCTGATAGGGGCGTTGGGTATTGGTCTTCCTGCTGCTGCATCAGCTTCAACGGGGACTAGTCCTACAGATGGTGGACTTGGTAGTACATTGGCTATTGGGGCTGGAGTTGCTACTGCAGCAGGTGTTGGTGCTTACTTATTCACTAAGATAGGAAAGACTGGGGCGGCGGCCGCAGGTGCGGCTGGTGGTGGTGCAGGAGGTGGCGCAGGAGCCGCTGGTGCCGCTGGAGCAGCAGGTGCGGTAAATAGAAACAGAGGATCTCGTATCTATAACAGCAGTTTTGTTCAGAACGAACTTGATCTTACTACAAGAGGTTTCTTTGCTGGTCTTGGATCAGTTATTAACGACTTTGGTTTTAATAGAAGAACAGGTAGCTTTGATACTAGTGGCGCTCCTGATAGCTTTATTGATTCTCTTTTTGGTAAGTCATTAAAAGGAGACGGATATGTTCATCCTGTTTTTAGGAAAGAAGAAGCCTTCTGGAAAGTTGCACATAACATAGATGATGCTTACCAGGGATGGAAAGACTATATCAATACTTCATATAAGAACTCAAGTGGAATTAGCAAGCTTTTTCAGGGAGTTAGATATCATGGCTTCAGAGCCTTAGATTCAGTTGGAGACGGATGGCTAAATAAACAACTAGTTAAAGCAGGCGGATTTAGCACTGTAGTAGCGCCCGCATTAATGGCACATGGAGCTTTAACTGACTTTAAAGAAGGTTACAGAAGAGGTGGACTGATTGGTGGCGCTCTTAAGACTGTGACTGGTCTTATAAGTGGTCTTGTTCAGAATAAAGTTATTGCTGGTATTTTGCTTAATCCACTTACTGGCCTATTAGGCGCAGGTATTACAGCTGCAGCTGGCTATGCTGCATTCAAAATCTTTGATGTCAGGAATGAAGGTGCTAACTATATAAGATCAGGTAGAATGGGTGGCTTGTCTTGGAATCGTGGCCCAACACCTGGTATGTCAGGCTCAATGGCAGCAACGGCAAGACAGCGGGCACTTAACTCTATGAACAACTCGAAATTTAATGCAATGAAAGCAATGGGCAATGAAAGCTACATGATGAATGTTCCAAAAAGCAGATATGCTAATTCAACTGGAATCCATGGGATAACTCCAGTACTATCCTATTAAACAAGAGGCTAACATGGCTGAAAATCCAGATCTTAAAAAAGTTATAGATGAGATGTATCTTGGCAATGCAGACATTAGTCGTTTGCAAAATATTTTTCCAGATATAGCGGAAACGGTTACTGATGCAACAAAATCCCCTAGATATAGTAACGCCTCTAACACACTTAATGCAAGCAGCATTAAAGATATTTATGATCTTGAGCAAGGTGCTATTACAGATAGTAATTTTAAAGAAATACAAACAAGCCAAAATAGAAATTTAGTTTCTAGAACAGGTCAGATAGATGGACAATCCGTTCGAAACAATTTTGAAATAAATTGGCGTAGATTTGCGCCTATGATGGCTGAAGAAGGTTTAACTGCGGATAGAGTTTTTAGTGCCTTGTATCATTTTAATGACACCGCGTTTAAGCAAACTTCAAGGTTTTCTATTTCATCTGCTGGACTAGGTGACCCAAATCCAGTCATGAGAATGTCAGATGCTATTTTAGATTACCATGATAGACCCGCTATGGAAGCGGTAATGAAAGTTTTTGAATATATAGATCCTTCTAATAGTGATCAGATATATGATGAAGGTGGAGCTGGCCTAAATCATGCAGGAAAAGCGTTACTTGACTACCCTCGCACTGCAGAAAAAAGAATTCCTGCGTTACCTGTTGGATTGACTCTAAAAGCTGAGCATTTAGGCAGAACATATCATACTGAAGAATTAAAAGCAGCAAAAAGATATTGGCAAACTCCGGTGACAGATGAGGACTTGCTTCAGTGGTCTCAAACTGCAGCAGCTGTTCCAGAAAGAACAAAAAAAGCTAAAGCTTTCGGAATTGTACCTGAGAGTAGACAAATAGATCTTTCTCTCATGGAATTCTCAGACTTTGCTGGAAGAGCAAATAAAATTGGACAAAATATTGATTCTTTACCGGGAGAAATCAAGGCTATACTTCCTTTTGTTAAGGGAAAAAATTTACCTTTTGTTTTGAAAGGTTTTAGCGATCGAGAAGTCCTACCTTCAGTTACGGATTCCCAATGGGATATAGGAGCAGTAGCAGGTCGAAGGCCTGCGCCTTTACGGGCTGGCAAATCTCCAGGGGATTCTTTGATAAATAGAACTTCTCTCGCAACTGGTAGAGATTTTATAGGTGTTTCTGACGTAGATCTTGCTGCTGCACATTTTCTTCCTAGTGCAAGCCCAGGACTACAAGATTTCTTATTTAAATCTCCATCAGCAATGGCTGCAGTTGAAGAAGGATTACATCCTATTCTGGCAAAAATAGATGCTTCAACCGGCAGAGAGGTAGCTGCTGCAATTAAACCTTTTCTTGCTGGTGGGTATGGGCAATTTTTAAGTTATTATTTTGAAAATAAGGGCAAGAATGAACAAAGTATTTTAGGAGGAATTAAAAATATAAATGATGTTGTAGATTCTTGGATTGGGTTAAGAGCGGGTCTTCCTACCGATGTTTCTACTAATATGCCTAGAGAGATTGAAACTTCTGGTGAATTTTTAGGTAAAAAATTAAAGCTTAGATTAGCCACGGCTGAAGAAGCCCAAATAGGAGCTAATGCAATAAATATTAAATATGGTGGCAATTTTTGCGTTGGAAATGGCGCTCACCAACGAGAGATGAAGGTAGGAGCGGAATTTGGCTATCTTATAAGCGAAGAGGGTACTCCGGAGGATATAGGCTTTGCCTTAAGCAGAGGCAATGGCTTTTTTGACTGGGGGTACAAACAGTTAAATAGTACTCATGCTAGTCATCCTTTTGTAAAAGAAATTCAACAAGCATTTCCATCAAACGGAGACGCTGCTACTCCACTTGGAAGAACTAGAGAAATTTCTTCATTCTTTGAAACTTTTAGACAATTTTTTGGAACTCAAGAAGCTTCACAGCCACACAAGGCCCGAGAGCATCTTACGAAGATGCTAGGTATTAAAAAAAATGACCCAGAAACTGGACTTCCATTTGGACACTTAGATAGGCCTAGAACTTTAAATTTTCATTCTAGATCTGACAACGCTAAGTCTCGAAAAATACTGCAAACCGCAGAAAAAGAAATTAAAGCTAGATTTAAACTTACCCCTGACAGAATAAGAAGACTTAAATCATTAAAAGGCCTTGGAATAGGCATTGCCGTAGGAGCGGCTGCAGCAGCTTTCCCAAGCATAGCATCTGCTGCGACAGGAGCCCCAGCGGGTCCGTCAAGTCTTTCAGGGGCACTGATAACAGGCGCTGCTATAATAGGAGGAGCAGGTGCTGCTGTAGGTACTTACAAAGCCCTTCAAGGATTAAAAACAGGTACTAGTCCAGCTGTCTTAGGAAGTCCAATGGCACCACCAGGGTCTGTAAATAGGAACTACGGTTCAAGAATCTATAATAGTGGTTTTGTTCAAAACGAACTAGACTTAACTACTAGAGGTTTTTTTGCAGGCTTAGGTTCAGTAATCAATGACTTTGGTTTAAACCGTAGAGTTACTGGTTTTGACCAAAGTGGTAAAGCATCAGGGTTTATTGACTCTTTCTTTGGCAGAGCCTTAGGCTCAACTGGATATGTACATCCAGTATATAGGGCTGAAGAAGCTTTTTGGCAAGTGGCTAATAATTTAGATGACGCTTACCAAGGTTGGAAAAACTATATCTCTGCGGCACATAGCAATTCGAGTGGCATTTCAAAGTTTTTTCATGGTGCCCGATATCATGGCTTTAAACTTCTTGATCAAGTTGGAGATGGCTGGCTAAACAAACAGTTAGTCAAGATGGGAGGTCTATCTACGATTATTGCTCCTGCTCTTATGGCGCACGGTGCTATTGGCGACTTTAAATCAGGCTATAGGCAAGCAGGTATAGTCGGAGGCGTAGGCAATACAGCTCTTGGCATTGCTACTGGGCTTGTTCAAAACAAAGTTATTGCTGGGGCCTTGCTTAATCCTATGGTTGGATTAACTGGAGCCGCAGTTGCTGCTGCTGCAGGCTATACTGCTTTTAAGATTTTTGATGTTAGAAACCAAGGTGCACAGTATATTAGGTCTGGCAGAATGGGCGGTATTTCTTGGAATAGAGGTCCAACTCCAGGTATGTCTAGCTCAATGGGCGCAAGCATTAGGCAACGTTCTATAAATGCAATGGAAAATTCTAGATTCAGTGCAATGAAAGCTATAGGAAATGAGAGTTATATGATGAGCGCTCCAAAAGCAAGATACTCAGGTTCAACTGCTATATATGGGACGTCTTCAATGCTATCTTACTAATATGAATGAAATACTTGCAATAGAAAATCTATATAAAAAAGTAGAAACAGAAAGTTCAGACGTGTCTTATGTAGACTACTGGACTCCTTTTGCTTCTACTATTGTCCGAGATTATATTAATAATTATGGGCTGAAAACAAAAACAAAGACTGGTGCAAAGTGTTCTTCAGGTTGCGAGAATTGTCAGATTTCTCATATTGAAAAATATAAAAAAGACTACCCAACTCATCCCATTGAAAGTAAAAGGAAAGTTAAAGCTGATCCAAAAGCTTTTCCAACTCATGCCTTTCAAATTAGCTGTCCTTTGATTCCAAAGGACTATCTAGAGCAATACTCGGAGTTTGCTAATGAACTTTCTCCTGAAGAGAAAGACGCATTAATTATTAATACAGATCCAGTTACCTTTGCTAATAAAATGTTTGGATGGAAACCTAGAGCACATCAAGAGATTGCTCTTCGTTGCCAGAGTAAGAAAAAGGTCTTTAGGTTTGGAAGACGTTCAGGTAAATCAGACGCGCTTGCTATTGAGATACTATTCCATGCCTTTACTAGAATTAGAGAATACTTTGACGATGAGATAAAAGAGAACGTGAATGGAATTAAAATTCTTATTTGTTGTCCTTTTGACTCGCAAGTTACAGCTATATTTAACAGAATTCTTGAATTGCTAAATAGCAATATTAGTTTAAAAAAAGAATTTAGATATAAGCAATCTCCTTATCATCAACTAAGACTTGATAATGGAGCTATAATTTCTGGCTTCACGACTGGTAGTAATGGTGCTAGTGCTGTTCGTGGTCAGGACGCGCACGTTATAGTTCTAGATGAGGTTGACTATATGACTGAAAAAGACTTTACAACAATCTTACCGATTGCGCAGTCTCACAGTGATTGTCTAATAAGAGTTGCATCTACTCCAAGTGGTCTTCGTAGTAAGTTTTATGAATGGTGCCAAGAAGCTCCAGACTGGAAAGAATTCTATTTTCCAACAGCAGTTATTGATGAAACGCCGTTTGCCCAGACAAAGATTAACTGGAAATCATTACGCAATGAGATGCGTAGAGAATATACGAGTGACGGTTGGCTACAAGAAGTTATGGCAATGTTTATTAGCAATGCCGATGGCGTGTTTGCTGCTCCATTAGTTACTAGCGCTATGGATGGATATACTTATGCGCAAATGCGCGAAGCGAAGATAGACGGCCAACTTCCTGGCTTTAGATATAGTTTAGGAGTTGACTGGAATACTAGCTTTGGTACTTGGATATGTATTACAGGATTTCATCCTCAGATTGGGTTACAAGTAATGGAAATTATAAATGTTCCAAAGCAAAACTTTACACAGCTACAAGGTCTTCAGAAGATAACAGAACTTCTTACTTTTTGGCAACCACAACATATCTATGTTGACAAAGGACACGGTGCTACTCAATGGGAGACTCTAAAAATGTGGTCCTCTCAGCAGAAGCCAGGGACTTATGAGTTTAATGTTCAAAGAAGAATTAAAGCTTATGACTTTGGAAGTAAGGTCTCAATCAGAGAGCCTTCAACTGGTAGAGTTATTGAACATCCAGCCAAACCTTTTCTAGTAGAAAATGCAGTCCGTAGATTTGAAGATAGAATTGTTAAGTTTTCCTTTGAGGATGACTTGCTAAGAAAGCAACTTCTAAACTATATAATTAAATCTCGTCAACCAAATGGAACTCCTGTGTTTGGACAAGACAACACAAGCATTGGTGATCACGCCTTAGACGCCTTCATGCTAAGCTTAGTAGCCTTTACCATAGAGGAAGGTCCTCTTGCTATGTCTAAGGGTATGATTTCTAGCTTTGGAATAACAGAGACTGTTGGACATTCAATGCTTGGTGAGCAGCTACAAGATCCTCATGCTAGGAAATTAACAGGAGGAGAATTACTTAAACACTTGCAAAATGAAAGGACTTCTGCTATAGAAGGTAGAAAAAATGGTTCTGGTCCTTACCAGAAAACAACAGAACACTACAGTGACTTAGATAGAAGAGCTTGGGAAAGAGATATGATTGTTACTAGAGACGGCAAGGGAAACATGGGACAAGCAATAGCTCCAGTGTTTAACTCACGGCATAACTACCAACGACCAAGTGGTCGAACTATTAAATAAGGAAATCCTATGGGACTTGCACTTTATATCAATGATCCAGTGACTGGTCTTTCAGACCAACTAGTAGAAAATTTAAATACAAAAATAATAGCCTTCCATGACACTACAGATGGTTCATATCGCTATCAGACTTTAACATTGCAAAATGACAATGAAGATCTTGGCTATACAAACATTACAGTTTCTATTGCTATCAATGGTGTGACTAATGGACCTATTTCAAACAATGGAATTATCTATCAGTTAATGCCTATGGAGTCTGTTACTGCAGATATAAGAGCTCAGAACTGGGAGAATTTACCATACAACAACACAGTTATCCTTCCGAATATAGAGCCTGGAGCAATTAGAAGTAGGTATCTTATGCTAAAGACATTCGTTCCTAAAGGGAATGGCGTTAATTTTTTTAGTGAAGCAACAATTAAAATTAATGCAACAGAGACAACTTTAGCTGCTTAGTAAGATAAAAAATGGAAAAGCTTCCTTTAAACAAAAAGTTCTTTATTCAAAGTAATAGCACGAACCAAGGTATTCAACTAGAAGAAGTAAGCAGAGATGAAGGGCCTGGTAATAAAGTAGAGAACAGGGACGTAAATAAACTCTCTGCAACAGAGCTGAATAGTCTGATACAAGACTTACTATCTAATCTAAACTCAAACAAAGAATACAACCAGATACTAGATTCTGAGCTTTACAATGGTAAAGCAAGAGACATTAGTTCTCTTGCAGTTGAAGCCCTTAGAAAAGAAAACAGAGAAGAAGCAGCTATACAAGCAGCAACTTTAGATAAGTTTCTTGCAGAGACTGCTGATAGGTTAAAGGATATAAACTATAGTGTTCCTTATACTAGTGAGGATCATGACGAATGCTTAGTCGCAGATTTTCTTTTTCCTAATCATCAAAAAGGCAAGTTAACCTATCAAGAGATACAAGAGTTAAAAAAGCATACAAAGCTTTACACAGAATTAAAAGCAAAAAACCAAATAAACTCTACAACTAAAGAGTTACAGAAAGACGCAATGTCTGGCATAACAGAAGACGAAGATATGTCAACTAAGTTTGGCCCGCTTGTTGCTCTTGCTTTTGCATACCAAGCTCAAAAAACAATTAAAAAAGACTATGACTCTAAGCCTAAAGAAACTTTAGGCAAGATGACCTCTGACTGGTTGAACAATCTAGGAGAAGATAAGAGATGGAAAGTCTATGAAGAGTTTGATATTTTCAGAGATATGTTTGGACTAGAAACTTCCTTAGCTCAGAACGAAATAAAACTTAGTGAAGATAATGTCTCTCAGAAAGTTGGCCTTATACCTTTGTTTAATGAGGCTGAGAAGACCAGGGAAGTGGTCCACAGCATAGAGAGTACTCTTAATGGAATAGACAAGCAAAATAGTGCCATAGACGTTCTATTTAGAGGCAAGGAGCCTTCTAAGCTCAAGGCAAGAGCAATTGGAGAACCAGCTAAAGATCTTGGTGACTTAATTCGTGGTTGGGACGGATGCTATGAGTGCTTTGGCGGCGAATGGCAAAAGCTGAAAGACGATCTTGGAAATATGAAAGGTCCAGGTGATCTATTCAAAGGCAGCGATTTTGTTTTTGGTGTAGATCTTGAATTGAAAATGAAAGAGCAATTACGTATTACGAAAGCTCTATGGGACAAGATAAGATTTGCTAGTGATCTTGAGTTCCATCTAAAAGCTAACTACTGCTCCCTACTAAGACTTGGATCTCTGTGTCCGTTAGAGCTACTATTTGTTATTGCTACGCTTGGTGGTCTTTTAGTCTATACTTGGGCGGAAGTGTTCTCGGCAAATGCAAACTTTGGTCTAAACTTTCTAAGAGATTTAGTTATGAGAGGAATTATTGAGCCTCTACTCAACTTGTTACAAATGAGTATTCGTGCCAATATCTCTCCCCTTCCAAACTACGCACTATGCACAATTAATAGTCTTGTAAGTATTCAGGACATTGATAAGGCTGGGAAGCAGTATGGATTTACTACAGAAGAACTGTCAAACTGGGTAAACTCAGGAACAGGAGAAGATAACAAAATAAGTGCGCTGACTAAATGGAGTCAGAAATATTTTAATAACGCCAATGGAGAAATAGGCATAGATCAACAAGAGGTTGGCAAAGCCTTGGAGGGAGCATTGAACTCTAATGGAATGAAATTTCTATCAACGATTACCAATCCTTTGATGGGCCGAGGGGATGCGTTGGACTCTCTTGAAATGATTAAAACTGCAATCTATGACTTTATTGAATATGTTGGGGCTCAAACAAAAATTGTAGAATATGGTTCGGATGTTATTAAGACTTTATTTGGTGAGAAGACTGATTCTAATATTGTTCTTTGCACAAAAATTATGGCAGTCTCTCAGTTACTATCTTTTGCTCTTGGCCTCTATAAGGCTGCTACCTCTAAGGGCATTGAGCCTTGTATACCTATGAAAGATGAGAATGGCAACTCAACTAATGAGAGTCCTTGGGATCCTTGGGATCCAGATCCTAATAGTGATTTCCCAATGAAGGAATACTTTAATAGTCAACCTGTTTACGAGGAAAAGGCAAGACAGAACAGAAATAAAGGTTTTCAGAGAACCACTCCTATTAAATATCTAATAAATCCGGCCACAGACAGTAGATTTAATCTTATAAATTGTGACAGAGCAAAATCGTCTATAATAAGCAAAGGTGAAAGCCTAGAGTTCTGGCGTCGAGTTGCATTAGGAGCAAACGTAGACAATGTTTAAATTAAAAGCACAAGTTATTAATCTTAAGAATCTTGCTTCATCGATTAAAGTAATAGATGATGCTGAGAGTAAGATGCCTGGACCTAGCTTGGAAAAGACTAAGGATCCAGTATTTAACTATAGGACTACTCGTCCGTACTTTATGAATGACTGGCAAAAGCTAGAGCATGACTTCAAAGAAATAGATAAAGTTGCTACGATTGAGGCTTACTTACAGATTAGCTTTGACAAGAAGCTTTCTTTGTTTATGAAAGAGGGGTATGAGGTTATAGGAAAAGACCCTGATCTTGTAGAGTACATAGAGCGGCGCTTTAAAGAAGTTTGCTATGTTAGTCGCACTACACCTCGCCAGTTTATAACTGATATAGCTAAGAACATTATTAGATATAGCAATTGTTTTGTTCTTGTTAAGCGCAATGACAAGACATCTGGAGGCTATACTAGAACTGACTCTAAGGGGCGCAAAATAGCCCCAATTAGCTCACTTCATATACTTCCTACCAGTATGATCCAGGTTAAGGTCAACGACCTTAAACAGCCCATAAAGTATCGACAATACAGCGAAGAAGACTGGACCGAGAATACTCGTCCTACTACTATATATGAGCCTAATGAAATTATTCATTTTCATGTTAATAAGCTTGAAGGCTTTATTGTTGGTACCCCAAGATGCAGTGCAGCAATTGAAGATATCAAGGCTTTACGTCGAATTGAGACTGACGTAGAAGTTCTACTACATCAAACAATCTTTCCTATTGTCCAGTATAAGATTGGAACAGAAGCAATGCCTGCAACTATACTTCCAGACGGAAGAGATGAAATTAGTATGGTTACTGAGATTATTAATAATCAACCACCAGAAGGTTTCTTTGTTACTCCTGAGCGCCATGAGATTAAAATGATTGGAGCGGAAGGACGCTCACTTAGAGCTGAAAGCTATCTTGATTATTTCAAGAAGCGTGTTCTTGCCGCGCTTGGTCTATCAACGGTAGACATTGGCGAAGGTGATACTGCTAATAGGTCAACTGCAGCTACTATGTCTAGTAGTCTTATTAATGCAGTTAAAAGTGATCAGCTTGTTCTTGAAGAACAAATTTATGCTCATCTTATTGTTCCTATGCTCCAAGAAAGTTCAGAGGACAATAGCTTTGACTGGCTTGAACCAGAGAATAAAGTTGTTCTTAGATTCAAGGAAATAGATGTTGAAAATCAAATAAAGAAAGAGAATGCGGCTATCCAGTTATGGTTGAATAGCGCAATTAGCCATGATGAGTTAAGAGACCGCATTGGTATGTCAAGCTCTACAGATAACGATTGGGATCATTCATATTACAAGATGATTACTGAGGCTCAAGAGCTTCTTAGACTTGGAGCAAATCCAATGTCTCCGTTGGCTGAGACTTCTGCTAAGAGCGATAAAACTCCTATGTCTTCTGGTGATTTACAAAAGGCTAGAGATCTAGCAGCTGGTAATATTGCAAAAAAGCCAGTGGCACCTGAGAAAGATTCACGCGATATTAAAAAAAAAATTCAGTAACGCCGCCTAGTGGCAAAGCTAATGCGAATGCTGTTAGGCCATCAAACCAGTATGGTACTAAAAGTGGTCCAGGTAGTCTAGTAACAGATAAGATTCTGGACTTTGACGAGTACAGAGAAGATGTAAATGGGTTAGTTAGTCATCTAAGAGAAAAGGCTGACTATGAAGTTCATCCTGAGTTTACTGTTGACGCTGCTTTTGAGCGCTTCTCTATCATGCTTAAAGACAACAGCATAAAGGCCTACATAAAAGGCTACTCTGAATATGCTGATTCATCTAATTTAACTTCTGAGACTCATACAGGAAACATAGAGTTTCAGTTAAAGGTCCAGAAGTTTTTCATAGACAAGCTACACATTGAGATGCGCAATCGACAAGGTAGCACTATAACAGATACAGCTAAGACGATTGGTCATAGGATGATGACTATCTACGAGACAGAAAGAATGAGAAGTTATAACTGGGGTGTTTTCAATGCTTTAAAGGATAATGGCGAAGAATCATACCAGGTATATAATCAAAGTAGTAAGTCTATAATAGATAATAGGAAAATCCTAGATAGTAAATATTATGATTTACCGCCTGATCATCCTAATAGCAAAGTCATTATAAGGAAGGCTAATGAAGATAAGTAAGAGACTATTACAAGAAGGTATTGTTCAGGACTATTTTGTTAGTAGTGTTAAGGGCGATTTCACCCATGAAGTTTGGGACAAGAAGAGCCCACACTTTCTTGACTTCAAATACTTTATCAGTGATGGTGTGGCAGAAAACAAGGTTGGTCTAGTAACTCTTACAAAGGTTACTCATGGAATGAGACCTACTCAGAATAACCTTATCTATATGCCATCTGACTTGAAAGATGCAATTCCTACACTTACTAATCCATACAACATCCCTATTAAGCCTATGCATAAGGAAGTTGCTGTTGTTGATGGTAAGAAAATTGAGAATAGAGAGGTTGGAGCTGTTGGTCGTGCTATTGGTGGAACTTGGGTAGACAACCCTAAGGCTGCCTATAATGTTAGCTCTACAATGATCAAGGATGGCCTTATACTTAAGGCTCCTGACGTTGCTATGGCTCCCTATATGAAGAAGCTTGCCAAGTCTGGAATGATGACTGATGAGGATTTTGAGGGCCTTGGATGGGTACTTGTCAAAGGACTTGTTACAGATCCAGAGGCTGTAGAGAAAACCCTTGATGGGCGCTATCTTACAGTTAGTGTTGAGATGACTCCTAATGATCTTTACGATTCTATTAGCGGTAAGTCTTACAAGACTGACGAGATGGAATGGGACATTGGCGACGATATTGATGGGACCAAAGCGTATGGCGTCCCAAGCGGTCTTCGCTATCGTGGCTATGCTTATGTTACACATCCTGCTGATGTTCATGCTAGAGTAATGAATTATAAAGAGGTTGGTGGCGACGCCCTTCAGCAATACCTAGAAAATTTCAAGACTACTATGGTTGTGACCGACTGCTTTAAAAATGCGGCTACTGATATTAGTGACTCAGAGATTATGGCCAGCTTTGATAACGGTCCAGTTGCTACAGTTCCAGTTGAAATAGCAGATGACTATATTGATCTTTACAGTCAACTTTCAGAAGAGGAAAAGGCTCTAGCCGATTCACTAATGACTCTTGCTAGTAAAGTTGGACCTCTTGATAAGGCTCCTGGTATTTGGGTTGGCTATGAAAGTGGGCCAGAGAATGAAAATCTAAGCATTGGGGTTAAGTGCGGCAATTGCGCTCTTCATGCCAGTGAGAGTCGTTGTAAAATTATTTCCCAAACCATAGAGCCTAATGGTTACTGCAGATTTGCTGTTATTCCAGACGGACTAGTCTCAGCAAACAAGACAGAATCTATGGAAGACCAAACTAACTCAACCAATGAAGAGGAGCAAGAAATGCCAAGCGTACTATCAGACGACAATAAGAAGGAAATTCTTTCGATTGTTGACGAATACATTAAGTCAAAATCTATTGCTTCTGTAGAGGTAATGTCAGAACTTAAAGAGCTACGCTCTGATAAGGCTATCACAGATGAGAAGCTTGCCAAAGTTGAGCTTGATAGTAAGTCATTGCTAGACTCTGTTAAAGAGTTCCTTGCTAACAACTTTAATGTAGAGCTAGCCGATAATATGTCGGCTGAGATGTTCTCTGAGATGGTAAAAACAATCAGCATTGACGATGCTGTTTGGTCGACTGCTTACGTTAACAATCTTCCAGATAGTTCTTTCTTTTATGTTGAGTCAGGTGGCGAGAAGGATGAAGAGGGCAAAACTAAACCTCGCTCACTTCGCCATTTACCGTACAAAGGAGAGGATGGCAAGGTTGACCTTCCTCATCTTCGTAATGCTATTGCTAGGGCTGGTCAGGTTAAGGGTCTTGCTGAGGATAAGGTTAAGTCAATCCAGGCTCGTGCCCAGAAGATGCTTGCACGTATGCAAGATGCCGGCAAGTCCAAGATGGACGAGAGTGAGTTTGGTGAAGAAATTCAAGACTTATTTGCTCCAGAAATTGATGATGCCGCTGAGGGATTTGTTCCAACACCTGGTATGGCGTCAGCTGCAAAACGTGCTCTTGAGTGGCGTGCAGAGTTCAAGCGCGGTGGTACCGGCGTTGGAGTAGCGCGCGCTAGAGACATTATGAACAAGAAAGAGCTTTCTCCTTCTACCGTTATGCGTATGAAGAGTTTCTTTGCACGTCATGAGGTTGACAAGAAAGCTTCTGGCTTCAACCAAGGCGAAGAAGGCTTTCCCTCTCCTGGTCGTATTGCTTGGGATCTTTGGGGTGGCGATGGCGGCAAGAGCTGGGCAAATGCCAAAGCTGCACAAATTGAACGTATGAGAACTGAAGATTCAGTTAAGGGTCCTTGGGTGATGGGTGACTTTGTTTACAATGAGCCAGTTGTTGAAACTGCCATTGAGGAAAGTGTTAAGTCTTCAGTCGAAGATACTTATACTCCTGAGAAAACTTATACAACTCCGTCAACGCCAACTTTTGCTGTAGGTGACTTTGTTTCTTATCGTCTTGATAGCAAAGGTAATGAAGTTGGTGTTAGTTCAGGTTCACTTGGTGAGCAGGACGACGCAGCTGAAATGAAAGAAGGATATGGAGTCATTGATGCTATGCATAGCAAAGGAACTGTTACTCATGGTCTTGGTTTAAGTGTAGATGCATCAGAGGAAGATCCTGCTACTATTCTTACTATTGCTAAAATGGGTGAGGATGGCCTATATGACAAGACTGAAGAAGTAACTGTCAAGAAGAGGTCTGAGCTAAAAAAGATTATGGCTCCTATTGTGTGGAGCAAGAAAGAGACTCCTCCCCTCGGCGCTTATCCTGCTCCTGGTATAGGTGGCTAAAGTATAGAAATTATGCTAGAATCACTATGTAATTATTAATTTAACTTAATCCTTTTGGAGGAATAATATGGAAACTGAAATGACAACTAGTACAGCTCAAGTGGCTGATGCCCTCAAAGGCCTGCTTAGCAATGTAATTGCTCTGTACTCTACTGCACATCGTGCACATTGGAATGTTGCTGGCCCTGATTTTGCTCAGTATCATGAGCTATTTGGAAATATCTATGATGACATCTACTCTAGTTCAGTAGACCCACTTGCTGAAAATATCCGCAAGCTTGGTTCATTTCCTCACTCTCTTACTTACATGGTCGAGACTGCATCAATCAAAGATGATTCTATGACTACTGAAGCAAGTGAACTTGCTCTTGATATGTACAAGAAGAATGTGGTGATGCTTGCTATGCTTAAGGATGTCTTTGACATGGCTAATGCTGCCAATGAGCAAGGTGTTGCAAACTTCGTAGCTGAGCGTATTGATATGCATCAGAAGTGGCAGTGGCAACTTGGTTCCTCTCTTCAGACTGCTGGCATGGAAATTCCAAGTGAATCTTCCGGTGAGGAAATTGAAGAAGAAATGAGTGGCCCAATGGATTCGGCCGAAGAAGCGACAACTGAGGTTGCCGATAGTTCAGAGTCAGAAGAGATTATCATTGAAGATTCTGCTGAGCCTAAAGAGCTTGGTAAGAAGCTTGATGTAAATACCATTGAAGATGCAATGGATATTACACCAGAATACTGGACATCTGTAGAGCGAAGAGTGGCTAGTAAATACAAAGAATTACGAAATCATGATATAAATAAAGCTGAGAACTATCTTGTTCAACAAGTGCGTTCTGGCTTTGTTTCAGGAAAGTTTAACCCACTAGACGTGAAAGTCTAACCCCAAATTATAGGAGAAAATTATGGCAACATACAGAAAGTTTAGAGATATCGATTACGGTAAGCCGATTATCGCCCCTACGCACGGCGACACGGTTGCTCCTCAAAATGACCTTGCCGCAGCGGCTTGGCTTCCTGTCAGCGCTACTGCGACTAACTCAGCCGCTGGCTATTTCACTTACGACTATCAGCGTCACGTCTTCACCGATAAGGTTGTTGTTATGCCTGGTAAGCTTGTCGCCCTCACCCGCGAGACCCTTAACGGAGAGAATGCCACCTCAACCATTAATCATGGCACTGTAGGTCGTCTTGTTCCTGCTGGTATTCGTCTTGCTTGGAAGGCGGCTGCAGATGGCGACGCAATTCTTCAGTATACGGCAGAGGACGTGGAAGAGCAGATTGAAGACCTTGGTACTGGTCTTCCTGTTACTGCGGCCAAAACATATTTAAAGAGCAGCGACGGAGCGGGCGATGCCTTCCCCGAGCTTAATCTTACCAAGCGACTTCGTAGCCGTGGTCTTATTGGTGGAGCTGAGACTTGCGATGCTCTTGTTTCTCGTCCCATTGGTATTGCTGCTAACGTGGTTTACGCTTGGGCTGGCGGCGATGGTACTCAGCCTAATAAACTTCGTTTCATGAACTATCGTCGTGAGAATAAGTCAACCTTCTGGACTGGCCAGGATCATACTCTTCGTCTTCCTGTTGCTCCTGCAACAAATGGCTCAGAGGCTGTTCCTGCTATTTCTGGGAATAAAGTCTCCGCTCTTTCTCACCTTGAAAGTGGTTCGGCTAAGTGGTTCCTTGGAAGTGAATCAGTTCTAAAGACAACATTACTTGCAGATCGTTATGCAGATCTTACTGCTACAGACTGGGTTGCTCTTGCTCTTGGCACAAAGGGTGTTGAAAGCAATGTTTATAATCCGCTAGTTGTGACTAACAGTACTTCTACTACCATAAAGACCACTGGTCTTCTTAAGAAAGAGAAGAATAGCCCCAACGCGCTAAAAGCGGCTGGTGATTGGTTCCTTGACCGTGACCTTGGCATTCTTTTCCTTTATGAGGCTGGCGGCGACGCTATTCCTACTGGTCTAGTTGCAACAGATCTTGTTAAGTTTTCGTACTCACCTGCTCCTGCAGTTGATACAGCCGCAGCTCCTGCTAAGGTTTTTGCCTCAGTGACTGGTACAGTCAGGCCTGGCGATTATCTTGCTTATGACAAGTATTCTAACTTTGTTCCTTACATTGCCCGTCCTGACGAGACCGATACCGAAGGCACTACTGGCTCAGTAGACATGGCTACTACTGCGTTCCATCGTCCAGAGGACATTGTTGGTAAGTGCTATACACTTGACCGTTCACCTAAGGCTGATCTTGCTGCTGTTAAGACTTTCCATGATTACGAAGGCGTGTCACTTGCTGATCGTACTCCTGGTTCGGCTAACGATGGTCATCCTGCAGAAATTCATCAGTCATTCGGTGGTCAGTTCGCTGCCATCGTGCGCGTCCTACTCTAATTAAAATCATAATCTCAATAAGGAGAACCGAAAAATGTCAAGACTAAAGCATAAGAACCTAGAAATTGCTGATCAGAGTGAGCTTACAGCGCTCATCAAGAACAACGGTTGGCTTCCTGGCTCAGACCATAGCAGCGACTCACGTCTTTCAATCGAAGACGCGATTACATCAGCTGAGCTTGGGCCCTGGGTCAAGCACTCAATTGTTGAGATTATGATGGAGCCGATGGAGCCTATGCTCAATCTTACCCCACTCCTTGACACCATTCCTGCACCGGATGGTATCACTGAGTTCCGCCTTCCTGCCCTTTCAGCTTTCACTGTCCATAAGGTCACTGAGCTTGAAGGTTACCGTGAAGAGCGTGTGACAACTGGCGGTGGTATGGCTACGGCCGCCATTGACAAGTGGGGTGTTATGATCTCCCTTACGCAAGAGGCTATCAAGGCTTCCAATTGGAATCTCCTTGGTTACCTTGCCCGTGAGGCTGGTCGTGCTTTCGCTCGCCGCAAGGAGACCGAAATCGCCAAGCATATCACGAACATCAGCGTTCCTGCATTTGATAACGTCAATCCTCAGCAGTCAGCTCTTGGTATCACGACTGGTCGTGACATCACGATGAAGACCAATGGTACCCTTACCATGGATGATATTTTCAATGCATATCACCTTCTCATTCAGAGAGGCTTTACACCTGATACGCTAATCTGCCATCCTCTTACTTACCTTATGTTTGTCCGCGACCCCGTCCTTCGTGCATTTGCCATGCAGAGCGGTAGCTCCAATCTATTTGGTAACTATTCGGGTTCGGCTGCTAACGTTAGTGGTGTTCCTGACGCCGTTAAGGGTGTTCTTTCAAAGGGTTATTCACGCGGCCAGCTTGGTGCTTCACCTGTTGCAGGTGGCAATCCTGCTACTCTTAAGGACTTCAACGTTAACGCCATTACAGCTGCTCCTCAGCTTCCTCTTGGTCTTCCGTTTGGTCTCCGCATTGTCACTTCACGCTTTATGCCTTACGATCCTGCTACTAAGCTTACCGATATCGTTCTTTGCGATAGCAAGTCACTTGGTGCTCTAATTGTTGGCTCAGGCATTGTTGCTGATGAGTGGGAGGACAAGTACTTTGAGACCTTCAAGATGAAGTGGTCAGAGAAGTGGGGTATCTTCATGTACAACGAAGGTCAGGGTTCAATCACGCTTAAGAATGTCTTCTGCGATCAGAACTACTACTCTCCTGAGATTGCACGTCCTGTCTACGATCCTACAGTGGGTGGTAACTTTGCTGCGGTTGTTCCAGGTACTAAGCCAGTCGTTGGTTACTAATTAACCACTAGCTAATAGCTAATAGATAAAAAGCCCCTGGGTCGAAAGGCCTGGGGGCTTTCTTTTGTTATAATGTCCGTAGCCAGATATTATTACTAGGAGTGCATATGAGTTTAGAAGATAAAATTGCCCTTGCGCTTGCAACTGTTACATCCAGCAAAGACATGGATGCCCTATTTAGAAGGCTAGCCTTTGAAGAGCATCAGGCTATTATGGAAAGTGAGGATTGTGCTATAGAGGCGGAGAGTCTTGAAACTCAGCAAATTACACTAGTTACTGGTTGCGAGGTTGAGTGCACTCTTGAATCTTACATTGAGGAGTTCTAGAGATGGCTTTTACTATTCATTCAGTCTGGCCAGATGATGGCTTTAATGTTTTTCCCACAGGGGAAAAGATTGAAATTCTTTTTAATCAAGAAGTCTCTGAGTTTCTTGCTGAGAATAGTATTAGTTTAGTTGGCCCAGATAACCATATTGTTACGGGTATTGAGTTTGAAGAAAAGCTTTACAGATTCTCCAATGAGACTTCTTACTCTAAAGTCCTTGAGAGCTTGCATCTAAAAGGTGAAGTTCCAGTTGAGCTAGAGGTTATAAGATGTGACGCCTCGGGCGAACCTCTTGAAGAGCAAATGAGTTATGCCTATGACGTTGATGTTAAAAGCAAAATTATTATTAGACCAAAGTCTTTCTTACAAGAAAAAACAGATTATCGTTTACTGATTAGTGGCTCCGCTACTCCTGGTAATGAGTGGAGTTATATTGGATCTCGAACTGTGTTTGATGCAGAGAAAGACCTTATTACTTCTACAGGAGACGGAACATTAAAAGCGTCTGGCTACTATGTAGGTGAGCTTAATGATGTTATTGTTGTCGAAGTAATCAAAGCAGGTAACTCTTCTTCTTGTAAAGTAAGATGGTCTTTTGAAAGCGAGCCAGATATATATTTTGATTTGTTTCCTCTTACTGGAAGAAATAAAATATCAAAAGATAAAGACATCTATCTTGAATTCCTAGGAGGCGCAAACGACTCCTTTAAGATTGGTGATGTTTGGACTATAAACTTACGACCAATTGAATACTTGGCTGATACTTATAAGATAGACTTCTCTACTGCTGTTAACCAAGTCAAAGAGTTGCCGAGTACGGTTTCACAAAGCCCTATTGGGCTTGATGCTCCTACTCAAGCAGAGATTAATGAAGCAGCAACTGAGTTTCAATTGGTAAAAATTGAACCAGAATATGGCTCTAGTAATATATCCTTGAAAACTAAACAAATTATTCTTACTTTTAATAAGAACATTGATCCAAGTTCTGTTACGGCAGATACAATTAAGTTGTTTAGAAATGTTATGGATGGCAATCAAGATGCGGTCGGCGTTGGCTACTCTTGGATTGTTAATGGCAAAAAAATTATCATTAACATAATAAGGGAATAATATGTTAACCGTAATACAAGGAGAAACAGTTGATATTGTTTGCCAAGTTAGAGATGGCAATGGCTATCTAGCTAATGGACTTAATCCTCTTGTGTCTATCTATCCTTATGGTAGAAAGCCAGGACTTCCTGGTGTGAACCTTGAAGATGATGCAATTGTCTACCAAGACGATCCTGGCGCGCCAAGTAAATATGGTCAATATACTTATAGTTACCTGACTGCTGATGATGCGCAAGTTGGTGAGTGGTGGGCTTACTTTGAAATAAATGTTGGTACAGCACTTGTTCCTATCATGTTCACAAGTCTTATCCCGTTTACTATTACTCCAAGTGATGACGTATCTAATTCCTATTCTCAAGATGAAGGGTTTGATACTTTACTTAATAATAATCAATATGTCATTGAGATCAGAGGTATCAAAGAAGTTGGGGCTGATGTTGGTTCCATTGGCATAGAGGATGAGTCTTGGTTTACTAGTAGATACACTCCTATGTATGCAACCTATGACCAAGTCTTATCTAGCGTTGGTAGTATCGTAGGCGACGTCGACGCAGACACTGTTAACTATCTTATCTATAGATATTCAAAAGTTGTAGACGCTATGATTTTTGACATGCCAAGACAGAATGGCACAGAAAAATGGCTTAACTATGTTAAGAGTGAATATGTAATTATTAATAGCTCAATTGATCTTATAGAGAATATTTCACTTGCGCTTGGAGCACCTCGTGCCAAGCAACTTGGCGATCTTAAAGTTGAATGGGCTGACAACGCTGCTGCATTAAAAGTTAAGATTGAGCAGATGAGAAAGCGTGATGAAGACTTACATAGAATTCTTCATAGCAATGGCAACCTTTCTTATGGTGCTAGCCTTAATGCTGGTATGGCTATAAAAGGATATATGGGAGCAGACTATCCTGCCTTTGGTAGATCAATTGATAACATGCCTAGATTCGCCCCTAGTGTTAACGTCAAGACCAGGCTACCTGGATCTTACAGATACTACCCAGACTATGCGTACCAAAATCGTTATCGTTACCGGTACATCTATAGAAATATAAATGGGAACTGGCCAGATACTGGAAGTTAAGGAGGACTAATGTCAGTAGGAAGAAGTCGCTTTTACCGCACAAGTTCAGGTCCAAAGATTACACAAAAAGAAGTAGACTTGCGCAAAGAAACCAAGGATACTTTTGAAGGTTCAGTCTATGAAATCCCAAAAGCATTCAAAGTAATGCTTCGTAAATTTAGACGCAATGACAATAGGTACAGAATTCCTTGTTCTTGCAATGTGGCAAAAGAAGGACAAGGCCACCAAAGATGTACAATTTGTCTGGGTGAAGGCTATCTATGGGATGAGCATTATGTCGACACTTTCAAAGTTGAGATTGGTAGTGACCAGGAAAAGGCAGGCGCCTCTTTGCTTACTGAGATTGGTAGAAGCAAAAAACAATTCTGTAAGTTTTATTTTCAAAACACAATCAAAGTAGACTATGAAGACAAAGTAATAGAGCTTTCCTTGGACGTAGATGGGAATCTTTTAAAGCCAGAAAGAAGAGGGATTACTTGGACAATTAATACTTTGAATGAAAAACGCTCAGACACTGGCCGGATAGAATACATAATCTTATATTGCAGGAAATACTAATGTTAAATCCATTAACTCCACAGCTACTGAAAGATCTGAGTGAAGCTCAACAGACAACACTTGTAAATATTATGGAGTCTGAGAACTTAGGTAATGTAGTCTTACAGCCTATTCCTAATAACATAATCCTTGAGCCTGGCGGGCGTGCTATAGTTAAACTTCAGAACGAGAAATTCAAAGTTAACACAATCTATGAAGTAATGGAAATACTCCAGCAAGTTATAGATATGGCAACTTCCACAATGAAACCTGCTTGGCTGAATAACGATCGTCTTATAATTCAGCGTCCAATTATCAACGTTGAGAGTGAGACACCAACAATTATATTTAAAGTTTCAGATGGGAAACCAGGCGCTGCAGGCTCTGGCCCAGTAAATTCGCCTTCTCGTAGAATGGTTACAAGTATTCTTCTTGGGAAGTACATTGACCCTCAAGACGACAGTTCTGAGGTTTATATTTATGGCCAGAGATTAGACTACAATATTGGCTTAAGTGTCTATGCAAAAACTGCACATGAAGCTGACCAAATCAAGGAATGGATTGCAGATATTATAAAGACTTATCTATGGTATGTTAAATACAGTGGGGTCCTAGACTTCACATTTGTTGAGGACACAGGAGATGATACGGAAGCACTTAGGCACAAAAGAACTTTAAAATATGCTGTTTCAATTGAAAAACTTACTTGGACCAGTATTCTTGTCCTCAAACAAATTATTCTACAGATAACACCCTCAAGTTAATTTAATTCAAAGGAGAAAATATGCCATATGTAAATTTACCTGGTAGTTATGTAGAGCTTCAGGACGGAAACCTCGGCCAAATGACGACTAATACTAGCCAGTCTGTTCTAGTCATTGGCACAGCTGGTAAAGGTCTAACAAGTGAGCCCTATCTAGTGACTGATATTGCTTCTGTCGTTCGTGAATTTGGTGCAACCTCCGAGCTAACTCGTGGTGCATCAGAAGTTAAGAAGGGCGGCGGTTCTAACATTTATCTTTATCGTCTTCCTGGTACTGCTCCTTCAGTGTCTGGCATTGGTGCCGACTATGACGACGCGCCTGCTGGCTTTAAGATAACTCCAATTCAACAGTCGCCTGAAGCTGCTGCAAACTATGCTGTTGCTTATAAGCATGCTGAGAACTACTCAGAAGTGCCCGGAGCCGCAGCAGATCAAAGCCGCATTGTTGCTGAGCTTGTTGTTGTTAATCTTGCAACAGATTCAATTGTCTGGATGGGTAATGCTTTTGATGGCGCAACAACCGATAATGGTGAAGTTGATGTTTCTTTTGATATCGCTGACGTTGACCCTGGCACTGCTGATGGTAATGTAGAGACTCTTAGAATCACAACTTCAGTTGGCGGATCATACACCGGTGGTACTTATTCACTTGCGGTTTCAGGTCAGGCCATTGAAGGTGACTTATCTTCAAACGACTACACTGGTCTTACAGCTGAGAGCGGCACTGTGCAGAACCAGCCAGGTGACGGCGAGACTTGGACTTTCCGTTCGATGCCTGAGTTTAATGTCACTCTTCCGACTGGAAGCACTCCTGTGAGCTATACGGCTGCTGCTGCGGTAGTCTCAATTGTTGACGGTGGTAGCGCAGCAAGCGCCCAAGTAATGTTATACGGTCTTACAACTACTGACATTACAGATGACTTCTTTGTTGACCGTGACGGCGGCGATGAAGGTACAGGTCTAGAAATAGACGTTGAAGTGCCTTATGCAACAAGTGGTGCATACACAACTAGCATGATAACGCTTGTAGAAGGCGGCCAAGACTATATGGTAGGCGATGTTTTCTACTTCGATGGCGAGTCCCTTGGTGGTACTAGCTTGAATAATCTTATTCTTACAGTAACAGAAGTTTCTGGCGCTGGTAGCGGTAATGCAGTTACAGGCTTTAGTGTTTCTGGTACAAGACGTATTCATAAGCCATTCAGCACTGGTGATACACTTGTTATTGCAGGTGAAGATCTTGGTGGTGATGGCACCGATGACCTTACACTAACTGTTACAGCGGTTACTTCTCTTGGTCTAATTTCACAGGTTTCGAAGGCAGGCACAGCTGGAATTCAAGCTATAACCGCCGCCGATGTTGCTGAGGAAATTAGAGTAGCTCTTATTGCAACAGACCTTCCGTTTAGTATTACTCGTGCTGACAATGTGGTAACAATTACCGCTAATGGCGTTACGAATGCGAATGGCGTTCTTGTCTACCCAGTTGGTCATCCTTACGCTGGTTATACAGCTAGACCGTTTATGACTTCTGCGGCGTCTGTGAATGGTGCAGGTATTGGCATAACTGTTAATTCATCTGCTCATGGTAGAAGCCGCAACCTTGGTCTCTATCCTATTTCCATTGATAGAGCCTTTGGTAATGTGCAAGGTGGCGTCTATATGCCTCTTTCAAAGGTTGCAAGTGGAGGTGTTGTTAGTTCTTATGGTCTTCGTGGAGCTTTGTTTGGTGAGCTAGGATCTGCGGCTTATATGGCTGCCCACGCTGGCTTTGGACCTTCTCAGGTTACATTTGACGCTGGTGATGCTGGACAAAGTCTTTCTCTTCTTAAGAGATACGAAAAGCTTCATACTGCTTTTGAAGATCTTGATCTTGCTGCTTTTGACTTTATCGTTCCTCTCTCGGTCCACTTGAATAGCGCTAACATTGCTGATGGCCTAGAGTCAACTTTCACAACAGATACATATCCTGTTCCTGGCTCCGCAAAGGATGTCTTGGGTTATCTATCAGTTGTCAATAACGGCGACTATACATATACCTATTACTGGTCAGATGATGGTCTTGCTGCAAAGATATCCAGTGCTGGTCTTGCGAGTGAGGCGCCTGCTACTGCTCTTTATTCTGAGGTAAACTTTGCTCATCTTCTTGCTAAGTATTGCCATGAGAACTCAAGCGATTACAAGTTTGTTCATGGTGTAATTGGCACTACGATTCCAGAGGGTCTCAATCCTCGTGCAATCAGAGCTTATTATGGCAAAGCTCCTACGTACGTCTTTGACGGCGAAGAGAATGCTTACTATGTTACAGAAGATGGCAATGGCCTACTTGGTCATAAGTTTGTTGGTGGTCGCAGCGACTTCAACAACGGCTTAAAGCATGGTGGACTCTTCCTTACGAAGGATGGTCTAATTGACTATGCTGAGGTCAATCTTGTTCTTGATGAGAACAACCGCAAGGTTGATCTTGGTAAGTACATTAGCGTTGTTGCCTTCTTTGGCAGAACAACCGATGACCTAAATCCTCGCCGTCCTAACTACATCTTAAACGCAGCTACAATGGTTGCTGGTCTTCTTCCTAACATCTCAGTTGCAAACTCACTAATCAATGAAAAGCTTCCTCAGCTTACCATTGACTACAGAGTGGAGACAAAGGTTGTTGACGCAGGCTGTGGTCTTGGTCTTGTCCTTGCTAAGAGCGAGCCAAACGGTACAACTGCCTCAATCGCAGATTCACCGACGTTTGCTTCACCAACTTCTGACTATACCAGACTTACAACAGTCAGAATCATCTCAAGACTAGTTGACCAGCTAAGAACTGCAACTCGTCCATTCGTTGGTAAAGGTCTTTCTGCTCCAATGAGAGCTGCTCTTGAATCCGCTATTGGTGAAGTCCTTAAGGATAACATCTCTGGTGAGCCGATCCAGACGGTTACTAGTGCTTCGTTCAAGATTGAGCAAAGCGCTTCAGACCGTGTTCTTGGTAAGATGAAAGTTAAGCTTACAATCACTCCGGTGTTTGAGCTTCGTCAGATTACCTTCTCAGTCAACTTAAGCGCACAGTAATTCTAAAGGAGAACAAAAATGGCCGCAGCAGATTTTACAACAAGATCATTTAATAGCTTCTCTGGCGCAGACATCAAAGCTGTCTTTGGCGCCAAGGAAGTCGGTAACCTAATGGCAGTCTCTTATGCTATTCAGCGTGAAAAGGCTCCTATCTACGTGCTAGGTGAGGCCAACCCTCGTGGTTTCTCACGTGGCAAGCGTGGTATTGCTGGTTCACTTATCTTCATTCAGTTTGATACACATGCTATTCTTGAGCAGTTCTCAACGGGCAACCTTGGTAACTTCGTAAAGAAGAAGTATGAAATCTCTCCGTCTGATCTTAAGCAGGACGATGCGGCAATCGGAGCAATCACTGCGGATGTTAACCCTGAGGCACTTGGTGCTGTCAGCAGAGCTTTCTATGCGGACCAGATTCCTCCATTTGATATTACTGTTGCAGCCTGTAATGAGTTTGGTATCCAAGCTCGTTGCGTCATTCACGGGTGTGAGCTCATGAACGAAGGTTGGGGCATGGGTATTGAAGATCGTCAAGCTGACATGCAGACAACGTATCTCGCCCGTGCGGTTACTCGTTGGACTGCTAGCAGAGACGAAGGTTCGGGTATCTCCAACATCGGTACTATTACTCGCGACGGTGGTAGCATTACAATCGCCTAAGAGTATTAGTTAAACCTCCTAAGAAGCCCACGTATATAATATATACGTGGGTTTTTTATTTATGGAGGATTGCTTATGGACAAACAATCTTTAACTGATAGAATAAAAATATCTGCAGCAATAGTCGTACTTGTTGTGGCGTTTCTTGCTTATGTCTATTTTACAGACATACTAAATAAATTTGAGTCTCACTTAAAAAGGTAACATGTCGGGATCATTCAGTGCAGGATACTCCAGAGGCGGAAGAATGGGCTTCTCTGGTTGCGATATAAACGCAATAATACGCCTACCTCAGTATATGAGAGGTACAGAGCAATTGAATGAAGAGAAGGTTTTCAAGATTGGAACTCTTCAGACCATCAGTATCTCAACATACAATTCAAAGACTCCTGTTAAGGCATTAGGGTTTAAAAACCCAATTGGTATTGCAAGGGGTGGAAGAACTATTGCTGGAACCTTAATCTTTAATCAAATGCATTTGCATGTTTTGAATGAGAATAAGTTTGCAACTGGCATTACTAGCGTAAGTGACAAAGGCGGCTTTCTTACCTATAGTTCTGGGGATGTAGAGTATGTAATCCCAGAAAAAACCAGTGAGATAAATAAAGAAAAGTTAAAAAAGCAATGGGACTTCTCATGGGATACTAGTTTATTCGGAGAAATAACTAAGCCATCAGACTTACCCCCTTTTGACATTATTATTTTGTTTTTGAATGAAGACAATGATGTCGGGAAAATTATTCTATATGGTGTTGATATTGTGCATGATTCTCAAACAATGTCAGTAGAAGATATATATACTGAAGTACAATATCAGTACATCGCAAGAGACATTGAGTATTTCCATGCAGTAAATATGGACGAAACAAAAGCATGGCGAAGTCAGTTCAATGGACCACAAGAGGCAGAGACTGAAGATGAGCAGTTAGCGCCACCACTTCAGGCTCCAGCTGGTAGTCAAGCTCCTACTACGATGAACTAAACTCTGGAGATTTAATGTCAAGACAAGTTGCAAGTATATATACTGGATCTAATATTTCACTTACTATTGGTGAAAGTTTAATTGGTAATGCATTTGGCATTTCCTATGAACTGTCACAGAATAAAAGACCTATATATGGATACAATAGTATGGTGTTTGATGCAATTGCAACAGGACAAGTTATTGTTATTGGGCAATTATATTTGACATACCAACATGCAAATTATCTTTCTAAGATAATTAGAGACTACCATAACTACCCAAGCAATTTATCAGCTGAATACAAGAAAGACGTAATAAGTAGACCTATAGGCAGAAATGCTTTTACTCAGAATGATGAAGAAGCACCTGGGGCGGCGGCAGAGGCGATTCGCACGATTATGAGTAATGCAACATATGGATCAGGGGCAAGACAAGAAGATAACTATGATCAGCTATTAAATGATTTATTTAATAATCCTAGTGCGTTAAAAGACTATAGATCAGCATTTTCTCCAAGTGAACGTCAATTAAATGGAGTAAGCATTGATACAGCAAATGGCTCTTTTCAATATGGTCCGAGTACCCAAGTAGATCCTAGAAATCTACAAACTTCTATAGATCTAAAAGATAAGAATTCAATATATAAAAGACCAGACCAATTTTCTAATAATTCTAGTGCAGCAACTTGGCCTGGGCTAGATATTGTTATTACATATGGTGATCCTAAATTAAACGGAAAACAAACTGGTATCTTAGATTATAGTAATTCCTTTTCAACAATATTAAAAGGAGTTCATTTTATTGGTGAAAGTCACCAAGTTATGGCGGATGACCAACCTGTTATGGAGGTTTATAAGTTCATAGCCAGAGATAAATTTACGTTAATTAAACCCGAAACTGAAGCAAGTCCTTAGGAGTTTTTATGGTCGACCTAGATGATACTTTACAAGATGACAGTGATCTTAAACTAGCAGCAAAGCTAGACAAGGCAAGAAAGGAAAAAGAAAAGAAGGAAGCAGAAATTTCGGCTTCAATAACTGAAGAAGACCTTCCAGATAATTCTCCAGATTCTGAGCCAGCTGACGAAAAGGAACTTCTTTATAGTTCGCTTGAAAAGCTTGGATGCTCAAAGTCATACCTTACAAAGATGAAAGAGCGACATGGCACAGTCATTGTCTATCCTCATGAGGATGGCAAGTGGTTTGTTGTTCGCCCTCTCAGAGTTCGTGAGATGAAAATGATTAGAGAAATTGCTGGCCAAGACGCAGAGAAGCTTAACAAGGAAATCCTTGAGGCTGGTTGCGTGTTTCCTCTTCTCTCAGAAGAAGCAATCTCAGATCTTCCAGCTGGTCTTCCAGACCTACTTGTTAACATGATTAGCCGTCTAAGCGCGTTTATTCCTGTTGAGCTAGCTTTCTCTCTGAGCAAAGAACTCTAAACATAATAAGATAAAAAATGGATATAGATATCTTTAACTACAAAGATATCCCCTTATATGTTATAGATATTCCTTACAACTTATCTAGTAAGTTGACTGTGTTCTATACTCGTATCCCATGGGGAGAGTACAAGAGGATTCGTTTTGCTGAACGGGTCCAAAGCATTCCTCCATGGGATTTGAAGATGAAAATCTTTAGAGACTATACACTTAGAGATCCGAGTTGGACAGACATGGAGATAGATCTTCTACCTGCTGGCGTAGTTGATACTATCTCTGACTTGATTATGTATGTTAGCGATTCTGGCATTATTCCTGATAAGAACGGAAGAATTGATATTGGTTCTTTTACATATAGATTAAATATGTATAGAAGCATTGCAAGAACTAACGTTGAGTATCAGATGTATACTGTTATTTGTTTAGTCTTTAAAGCATACACATTTGAGATGCTAGATAAGTTGCCATTTGATAAGATCTCTAGTCTTTTTGCTAGTGCTGAGCGTTACCTACTTGAGAATGGAATGCTTAAGCAGCCACTCGAAATATATAACCCAGAAGACCAAGAAGAGATGAATAAAGAGGTAGCTTCTGCTAAGGAACCAGTTAAAACAAATGTACCTCCTGATTCTGAAGAAGGAAGCTTCTTGAAAGAATTGCTTAAAGTAAGAGAACAACAAGAGAAGCAAGATCTTGAGAAAAGGAGAAAAGAGAATATTATCAGAGAGCAACAAAACAAAATAAGCAAGGAAGACGAGAATAGGAATAAAGTAAAAGAGAAGATTTCAAAGACAGATTATATTCCTCCGAAGGACAGTGTTGCTATATCTAATGGAGTTGCTGTTAATGTTCCTGGCATTACAATTAATAGACAGAATCAACTTGGAGGATTTGAGTCAGGAGACTTTAATGGTCCAGGTATGACAGACGCAGAAGCTCTCGCAATGCAAATGGAGATGGGACTTATGCCTGCTGGATATGAACTTATAATTGAGAAACAAGAAAAAGAGCGAGAAGAAGCGGCAAAAGTAGAAAAACAAAAGCCTAATTTCAAAAAGAGGTTTAAAACTAAACCATAGGATAGGTGTTTAAGAGAAAATAAGAATATACTCTTTTTATAGTAAGTTACTATGCCACTTCCTAATGCAATTGCAGAACAACTTGCAGAATACCATGATCTTACCCAGTCGGTTGAGAGATCTCAGTATTCCGAGGATAAGCAAACATGGGCTGAGAGTTCTGGTGCAGCAGGAGAAGAAGTTACTGCAGCTGATCAAGCATTGAATCTTGCAATGAAAACGGCTGCAGGTGGTCTTGTTTTTTATATGGGTCCAAGTGCTATTCGAGGAGCAGGTGAACTCTCAAAGAGTACAAAGTTCCAGAAGTGGCAATTGTCTGGAAGTTTTAGCCATGTTAATAAAGTAAGCGATGTCTTTAATTTAAAGACTGGCAAAGAAGCAATGAAGACTTTAAGGGCTGTTACTTTTCGTGCAACTCAAGAATTAATGAACATTAGATCTAGTGATGATCCTCAAAGTTTTTGGTATGCCGGAATTAAGAAAGTAGAACAAAGTGGATTGAATTTACCAATATTTGATAATGTTGTTAAGTTATTTGCTAGAGCTACTTACATGAGCGATGTCTTGTCTTATACGACAAAAAGACAAGGTAAAACTGTTTTAAACATTAGTATGAATTCCTTAGGAGCAACTAATAGATCTAGAACATTGGATTTATATTCAAAGCAATTAGGTATTAGTCGAAGAAAATTAAATCTTCTAGATTACCTAATCTTTGAGAATGGAGACGTTTTCTCTGGTACACTTAACATGTACGGAGAAGTCACCAATATGGCTGGGCCTAAGAAGAAGCTTAACAAGAAGACAGCACGTCTAGTTGATAAAGGTTTGTTCACTGAAGCTTTGCTTGGAATTATAGAACCTAGCCTAGGTTTAAAAGATAGGAAGACCGGTGCAACCTTTGCAGAAGGCATCGGAGGAAGAGAAGGATTTATATTACTGGCAGAAAAGAATATGGATCCAGAGTTAACCCGTATGATGGGTAGAATGCAAACTTTAACAAGGAAGGGCATAGCTACAGGAAGTCTCGGTATGCTTTCTCCTGGCAAAAGAATGAACTTAAAGAAGTATGCAACAACTGCGTTATTAACTGAGGCATATGCTTCTATGGCCTTGCAGAGAACTTCAAGATTGTTTTCTGAATTATATGGACAAGCTGGAGATTTTCTTGAGTATATATCTCCATCTCCAAAAAAGAAAATTTATAACTTCTTAGCTAGAAACAATCTAGCTCCAAGATTGGACCATGGCCATGGTGCTGCAATGCTTATGAGGTATGCTGGCATGGCCGCAAAGGTAGCATTAACCATGGCTACGGTCAATCAGCTAGGATGGAACATGATGAATGCCGACCCTATTACAGGGGGCATTTCTGGAGGTTTACAGACAGTCGGATTAACTGTACTAGGTGCTTACCTTGGAAAGAAAATACCTGAAATGATATCAGATGATCTTGGCTTTTCTGATGTCTTTAAAAAAATGGGCATGGAGATAACAAGCAATTCTCAAAAACGTACTCTTGTTGGAGCGGGAATTGGAGCAGCTCTTGGTGTTCTTGGTATGGCTGGAGTTGGTCCGTTTGCAGCAGGTCCAATACCTGGCTTTGCAAACCTTGCAGCAAGAGGAAATGAAATTAGAAGCTATACAGGAGAAGCGCTTGGCGTTAACTCATGGAGACGTGCAGTTAATGAAATGATGCCTGGCTCTACTGGTGTAGTTTCATCTTTGGGTATTGGCTTCCTAGCTGGTGCGGGGTATGTCACAGCCACCAGAGGAGTAAGACTTTCTAGTACTTTAAAGATTCCTGGTCTATCGAGTGACGTTTTAGTTGAGCAAGATGAGCGGGCAAAATTCCTAAGAGCAAAGTTTAAAGATAGAAATAATATTACTCTTGCTGAAATGGCGCAAGAAGTCAGAGAGCAATCTGCACGTGTACTAATTCTAAATAAACAACATGCGGATGCTTACTCTGGTCTTTCAGATAGAGAAAAAGTCGCAGCAAGATCTAGACTTGAAACTGCTATTACAATAGCAAGAGGCGACACAGGAGGTCTATCATCTAAGCAGGCTGATGTTGTAGAGCGTAATGTAAATTCTTATATTGCCTCTCTTGAAAGAAAAAATGAATATGGATTACTTAATAACCCAATTGGCAAAGTTGCAGATGAATCAAACTTTGATGAAATAGCAGAACACATTACTGAGCATACTTACGCTGAAGCAAAAGAGAGAATTTTTGCAAGTGAGAAAGGTGCATTTGGTAGATTAAGAGAAGCAATAAGAGTAGCGCCTAGAATGAGAAGTATCCTGTATGCTTCTACTGTAGCAGCAGCAGCATGGTACACAGCAACTGGCAGTATGGGTACCCTAGAGCGCCCAGCTGAGCTTAGAGAGCTTAATCAAGGCAAAAGACTAGAAGCTGTTAAGCGTGGTCAAAAATGGGAAATGGGTCAAACAGGTTATGAGGGTACTGATATTCTTTATTACCGCCCTACATTGACAGCTCGTTTAAGTTCAGGTGCAACTCAGGCTGGGGCATCTGGCGGTCACGGTCAATTGACGGAAATGGTATTAAAGAATTTCACATACAAGCTTGAGAGAGAAAACTACTGGACTAGGCCAGCGCCAATAACAGGTGCTGCGTTTGATCAAGTTCCATTTATATATCCGCTAATTCAACCTTTTGCAGATCTTATCAAAAAGCCAAGACTTATGCATGTAGGTGAGTGGGCTCGAAGTGATGAAGAAGGAAATGTAAAGCTACTAGAAAGATCTACTGGACTTGATGAGATTCCAGACTTACAGATTGGTGGACTTGGTTTGCCTGCACCCTATTCGCCGTATTCTCCAGGAAGAGTACTTGGAGACTTCTGGGAGCAAACAACTTCACTTGGAGGACTAGTTGGTTTCTATGCGAAGACTGCTAAGAATTACTTAACTGGCACTCCTGGATTTGCTGATCAAAGACAAGAGCTAGAGTCCTTCTCTCGTAATATGGATATGGCAAGTAGATTCCATGATCTTCAGGGTGGTGGTTCATTCCTTGGTGTTCCATTTGTATCAGAGCCTATTAGACGATTCCTCCACAAAGATGATTTAAAGCAATACAATCCTATTCAAAATGCTATGCCAAGTTGGATGCCAGATAGTTTTAAGTTTGGCAACCAATATACTAGCACCAGATATGGCGAAGGTGAGTATAGAATGCCAGGCAAGGGATATGTAGCTTTGCATAAAGAATTGAAAGGTGTCAATCCAGAAGATTACCCTTTGCTTCACAAACTTAATATTCTTGGAGATGTTGCTCCTCAATCTCCTCAGTACAAAGGATACTTAAGGCAAGCCGAACTAATGAAGGCTGGCGGAGATATGACGCAGGAAGAAAGAAAATTCTTCTATCGCCATAAACAAATGATAGAAAACAAAAAGAATGACATGGAATACGACACGTATCAATTCAAGCCAAGCACTTACGACAACATAAGTGGAAGAGTTTCATCAGTTGATGCTTCGACTATGAGCTTTACTCTTGAAGGATACGGTGGTAGATTCGGTGTGGCTGGCATATCTAATGATGTTGATGCTTTAATTAGCGATTACAACTTATCAATCAAACAAGCTGCGAAATTAAAAGGCAAAAATGAATCTGCGTTCTCTAGTAAGATTCAAGTTGGACAAGGAGTATCAGTAGATGTTCCTGCTAGTATTGGTCAAGCAGTTGACTCTTCAGGTATTATTAGGGGCGCTGTAAGTAATAATGGTTTTAATGTTAACCAAGATATAAGAGAAGAAGGTGACTTCGCTAGAGATGATTCTCAAATCTCTAGCTATGCAATGACTAATCCTATTGGAAGAATGTTTGGCAGAGCATGGGAAGCTACAACACATATTGCAAATAGAGTTGCACAGCCAATAGAGCATATTGGAATGTTTGGTATGTCTCCTGTAAATAAGCTATTGCCATTTCGAGATGCTCTAGAAGAGTATGAATCAAGGGAACTTTACGGTACCGAAATGAAAGGATGGGATAGTCCAGTTGCAGACTGGATAGCTCCTGCTGTAAAGTCAGCGTTACATAATTGGCTTGGTTTTAATTTTGAGTCCCCAGGACTAAGAGAGAAAAGACAGACTGAAGAGTACTTTGACAAGCTTAAATATGTTAAATATTCATCTTTGTCTCAAGCGGCAAGCATGGAAGGTAATGGCCAACTAGCAAATCAATATCAGAATATAGCACAAGATACTTATGTTGGTGGAACAGGTTATGTATCTGAAGATAGATTAGCAAATGTTTTAGGTGGAAGAGAATCTATGTTTGCCGCAGGATTTGCGAGAGAGATGAATCCTGGTCGCCAAGGCGAAATCATAGATGCTTTACCAGATTACAAGGCAAGACTAATGGAAGGCTTTTATCTTAACCAAGACTTAGAGGCTATTAATCGTGCAGCAACGGCTGGGCCTATGTCCACTTATGGTATGGACTATGCAGCTGATCTTATTATAAAGAAACAAAAAGAAGGATTTGATGTAGCAGATCCTCAAATGGTAGAAAGCGCAAAGTTACAAGAAGTATCTCAATTCTTTAATCATAGATCAATGCCAGCTGTAGACTGGATTGGATTTAATCCAGCAGTAGACCTAGAAGATGTTAAGCTTAAATATATTCAGTCTGAAGGTATGGACTATCATGACTTTGGAATATATCCAAGCCGGGCCTCGTATATGCCTAGAAAACCATATGTAGATGAAAAAGCTATGCAAGATCTGAATAACTTAAGTTTTAGAAATGGACTGAATGGAATGGCTAATGCTGCTAAGATGTACAGTGGGTATGGTGTAAATAGTTATAATATTCAAGGGCCTAATAGGAACCAAGATTTTGTTGACCTAACATTTAATGAGTACAATACTCTTAATCCGTTTATGTAAGTTTTACTATGATTAGCGATAAGATTTTTAACTTACTAAGCATAGGGTTAGGCGCTTTAGCTTTTGGAAAAGCAAAAGGCAGCGATTTAACACTTAGTGCAGTTAAGCAAATGCTAACTGGCACTACTACCGATTCATATATCGGAAATACATTAGGCGAGTATGAGAATGGAACTTTCTTTGAGACATTAAGTAATCAGTATAAAGCAAATAATATGCGACCTGATAGTAATAAAAGTCTTCAGTTTGCAATTGAAAATGCAATGAATGCTCAGCAACTTCAGTACTTATGGAGTCAGCAAAAAAATAAGTTTGAAGGAAAGAGACTAAAGGGTGGCGGTCTTGTTGTAGCCAATCAGATGGTAACAAGTACTCCTATGGGTGCCCAAGGAGTTCCAGGAGGAATTCCCATTGTTAATGGGCCTCTTAATGTAAACAATTTTAATTTTGCGGCAGATCCTAATTCATTCTATGGACAACAAGCTGAGGCTACAAGACTTACGCTTCTTGACATTATGCAAAATAAAAGATTCTCAGGAGTGTTTCAAGGAACTCATAAACAGAAAACCTATCAAAGTTTACTTGCCAAATTGCAGGGGTCTAGCTTTGGTCCCATGGATGTTAAGGGTGCAAGACGTGCTTTAAATCCTCTTCTTAATACATTCAGTAGTTTGTATGGCGGAGTAGATGGTATGGCTGATGTTTTCTCAAAAAGATTACATGGTAACAGAGCAATGACTGCAACTGGAACAAGAGGTTTACTTAATTTTGGAACAGGAAACAACACTCTATCCAATGTTAAATTTCTTTCAGATTCTGATCTAACGGAAGAAGAAGCTCAACGAATAAAAAACTTTGAAAAGCGAGTAGGTAGAAGAGGCGTTGATATGACCTACAATAGGTCAAACATTGTAGAGATTGATCAGAAGATTGGGGACAGTGCTAGTAAAAAATTTAGATATGCTCAGTACAGAGTTGGTAGCGGAGAAAACGCTGAGAGCATTATGATGCCAATCCAAGAACTGTCACATTATAAAGATGCTTCAACAGGCGCTGAGATTTACCATAGAGATGCTGCTGGTTCGGTTATGTACAGTCCAACTGGCAGAGTGATGCAAATCAATAAAGACAAAACCAGTGAAGTTATGACTGGGCTTGAGTATTTATTTGGCAGAGATGTTTACAAGAACGGTAAGTATGGGCGTGAAGGCGGCGCAATCATGGGAATGATTGATAAGAGTCTTCAAAGTGGCAGGCGTCTTAGTTCGTCTTTGTTTGGTGGCAAAGATGTTGACGCTGATGATCAATATAAAATCCTACAGTACATAGATCCTGTAAGAACTCCGTCTAGAGCCTTGTCTCTTAAAGCGGCTCAGATGAAAGTTGTTCGAACTATGAACCCTATGGATGAGGATCTTCAGTTGAGTGATGAATTCAGCCCAGATGATTCTTCAAGAGTTGGAGAGTTTGATGAGTTCCAAAGACAAGCAGAGGGGCATGGTTACGTAATTGAACCACTCACTAGTCCTAACCAAACTAAGAAAGATATCTTTAACTATAGAACAGTGCAAAGAGGTCCGAGTGGGCAAGTTATCAATACCCAAACACCAGACTATGTAAGAGCAGCTCTAGGAGAAGTTAATCCTGATACTGGTCAATTTTATTCTACAAATGATATAGGACGTCGACCTGGTAGACATATTATTAGCGCATATAACGTACAGAATAGAGGCTCACAGAGAGCACTCAAGCACATGCGCGCTACGTTAGGTGATCTCTATGCGTTTAGAGGATCAGGTGCTTTTGCTGATATGGAAAAATCTGGCATGATAGGTTTTGTACATGGCAGTTGGCTAACTACTAAAAGATCTATGAAAGAAAATCCACAGGCAGTTCCTGAAGGTACAAGAATTAGAGTTGGCGCGAGTGAAGGTGAAGAAGTTGTACATCCTGGAAGACATTTTACAATTGATAAATCAACCAAGGGTGCACCTGCAACTCGTCAACCATTTCAGTATAACGAGAAATTCAAAGGCATTATTGACATTGCAGAGAAAGCAGGAACAGGAGATGCAGCGGCCAGACAAGCTGCTATAAGACAAGAGTTACAAGATAACCCAATCTTCTTAGATCAAGGTGATTGGCTTGGTAAGAGTGTCGAAGGAGACAACCTTACAGACGTTACTGTAGATGTTCCTGGTCAAGGAAGACTTGCTATTTTAGATGTCATTCCCGGAACTGATGACTATACATTTAGCATTGGCAGAGTAAGCGGCTTTGGTGAAGGTACTAAGACCTTTGGTGCTACGACTAGCACTGAAAGTTCTTTATTTGATGAACAATTAACCAATGACGAGTATCAATCAGTTAAAGATTTTGAAAAAGCACAGAAAGATGAATTCTTTACTAATGCAAAACAATTAGCAAAAACTAATAGAAATACTCTTTATGATCAAGAAGTGCAAAGACGTGCTCCAGAAGTTGATGCGCTAAAGAAAGCTTTGGATCAGTTAACAGACAAAAAGAAAGCGGCTGCTGCTCAGAAAAAAATAGTAGGGGAACGAAGAAAGTTTACTAGAGGCGAAGAGCGAAAAATTATGGGGAACTTGAGGGGTGGAGCTCTTGAGAAAGCTTATGAAAATTATAAAACATCCCTAGGTGAGAGAGTTCCGCTTGATCAAGAAAGGGAATTGTTAGAGGGACTGCCTGAGATTTTCCCAACTGGACCTAAAGGTCCTTCTATGACAAAAAGAGTCAATAAGAATAAAAAAAGCACAGCAGATCTTGAGGCTGGTTTAAGGTCCCAGAGAGAAAGATATACAGTCCCAGAATCTGAATTGCTTGATGCTGTTTTTCCAACTAGACCAAGCTTTGGTAAAGGAACAGAAACTGGATCTGTTTCATTATTTGATTTAATGGCTGAAAGAGATCAGCTATTAAAAAGTAGAAAACAAAAACCTCCAAGAGTAAAGAATGAAGATTTCCAAGCAAGAGCAATTGGAGAAGTCCAAGCTCTTTTCAACTTAGAAGAAGAAGCAAAGTTCTGGGAAAGAAATCAAGATACTATTAAGTATATGGCAGGTACAAAATCTTTACCAGAGCAAGATAGAGATGTTTTTACTAATATGTATCGTTATTTTGGAGGCATTCCAGATGGCAAAGAAATGCTTAAAAATAGCATTTCAAGTAGACTTAGCAGACAACAAAAGAAAGTTAAAGGTCTTCAAGAGGAATTTGAGAGAAGAGGCCTAGGAAGTCTAGGTGATGCTGAAAGTTCATTTCGCTCAGCCTTAATGAAGACAAAGGGTAAACAAGCAAACGCCCCTAGTTGGATGCAAGGTAAAAGACCTAATTTACAAAAAAGTCTTACGTCATCATATAATGGGCCTGGAGCATTCTCAGAGCAAGTTATTAAAAAAACTATAAATAAATATTTAGGAGCGTCTGGTGGTAGTTCTGCTATGGTGGAAGAATTACTAGGTATTAGTGGTTCTCAAAGAAAAGGACTACAATCTTTTTTCTCTGGTAAGAATCCTTTTACTTTGCTTGAGCAAGGTGGCGTAGGCGGCTGGACTATGGCAATGGAGAATGATGCCAAAGTTTCACCTTTTGGAATGTCTTTAGGGGGACCAGGTATTCCTAGGATAGAGAGAAATAAATCTCTTATGCCGCGCCTAAAAGAGAGGGAAGTTTTTGAAGAAGAGAAACTTGCAAATGCAGATAGACTTAGACAATTAAATAGAATGATTGGAAAAGGAAAAACAATTGCATATAAAGCAATTGCTGGCAAAAAAGCTGAAGAAGAGACTGTTAAACAGTTTGGAACAGTTGCTGCTCAGACAGATCTAAAGCCACAGAGAGATGCACATATAGCTGCTTTGAAGCAGATAAAAGAAGAGCTTGCAGATTTCAAAGATCAACTTCCTGGATATGATTCTGATGCAACTCATAGTGCCTGGAGCTCAATGCGAGACTCTGTTAGAACAGGGAAAGCTAATGAAATACTTGGAACAAGAAATGCATCTGCAATTGCTGGGGCTTTTGCGGCAGTGGATCCTAGTTTTGCTGGCTCTACCGCAGAAGCAAGAACTTTGCCTCATACAACCTTCATTGGAGAAGGACGTAACTTTATAAAGGGAGACAACATTAGAAATGTTAGAACTCAGCAAGAATCCGCAATAGGATTTCTTCTTAACAAGTTTGACGCTTCTGGTAATCCGTTACTAGGTTTACGTGATATTAGAAATTACGCAGGAGATATAACTAGCGATGCTATGTACTCAGTTGCAGGCGGGGATACAGCTACAATGGAAGCTGGCTATAAAGCATTTCATGCGGGTATGAAAAAGGGAATGGGCGAAAGCTACTCAATGGAAGATACTAACGCATTGATTGGTTTCTTGAAAAGGGCAGAGGATGCTTTCATAGAAGATCCAAGTCTAATGGCTGAACGTGAACAGTTACTTGGTAATGTATTTGGCTTTGAGCAGGGAAGTACATTTGAAACAATGTTAAATTCGAATGAAGGAGTTCAAGCTCTTGTTGACTTAGGTATAGATAAAGATTTCGTATCCTCTGTTCAGTCTGGGATTAAAAACTCAAAAATGGTATTCAATTTATCTTTGCATGGAGTTGCAGATTCTTCATCAATAACACCTGGTAATGATGCAAGAATGGAACGTCGTTTTATTGACCATATCTTTTATCAATTGATGGATTCGCAAAACGAAAGACATGGACATATGAAAAAAGTATGGGAAACAATACAACAAAGAATACAAACTTTTGATCCTAGTTATGTATCTCAGTTAGCTAGCTTTGCAAAGAACTCAAATAGAGAAATAGTAAAACAAGACCGCGTTTTGGATTTTACAAAACAAGAAGCTGAACCTGCACGAAGAACAGCTTTTAACAGGATTAAAACTAAAGGCGGATTCTTAAAGCATGAAGGCGGCCATATTTACATACCATCTGCTGATGATGTTAAGAAGTTATCTCTAAGAGATAGCAGAGCTGGTAGAAATGTAGAAGACACAGACTTGCAAGAAATGATAACTGAAGTATTAAATACAGTTGAAACAAACATTGCAGACGTGGATAAGAAGGCCTTTCTAGACCTACGTAGAAAGTTGATGGATGTTGGGGCGAGAAAAGGCATGGAAGCCTTTAACGCCCCCTTTGAAGGAAGACTACGTGGTGCTGAGTATGGCATGGTCATTGCAAACTTAGATGATAAAGTAGCAAAGGAAACTCAAGGCTATGGAATAGGTATGAGTAAAAGAGTTATTGAAGGCCACTTTGACGAAATGATGAGAGGTGCTTCTGCTAGTGAGAAAAACTATTTAAAGAAAATGAAACGAGGAGTCTTAGAAGAAGGAAAGAAATACGCTGTTATGGGTTGGCAAAATCCTCAGATTAGCGTAGAGTCAGTTTCTACGATGGCTGGGTATTACGATCCTCGAAGAGACAAGACTGGAGGATATACAGCTAATATTCTAGGTGAGAAAGTCGACATAGATGGTCAGGAAATCTGGAAAAGAATTGGTGCTTTTATATCTGGTAAAACTTCATCTGACTTTGACGGAGACACAGCTGCTGTTATGGCTGTAGGTGCAGGTAATAGAAATAGAAGTGGTAAGAACATTAAAGATTACTGGGAGGGAATCTCAGATTTAATTAGCGCGCCAAATCTTTCAACTCAATATCAAAGACAAAAGAACTATGATATGAGAAGTATGGCAAACGAAAAAGCAATTGATGAAAGTCTACAGAAGTTACTTACTGGTGGTAGCGTCAAGTTAACTAGAAAACAAACCGCTTTCATGAGACAAGTTGGACAAGAAGATGTCGGTATTATTTCAAATACAGCTAGAGCACTACATAAAATAAACTATGTTATGAGAAGCACAGGTGGCATTGATCGAGGCTCGTCAGAAGAGATGTCAAACTTCTTGCAAGCTCTAGAGCAGAAAGCTGTTGGTTTCAAGCATATGGCTATGTCACCTAGAAAACTTCTATACAGTCGTTTCCATTCTGCGTTGGAAAATGAAGATTTAACAAAAGGTTTAGCTGAGTATAAGAGTCTTTTGAAAGATTTTGGATTTAGAGATGCAGACAAGATTGATGAAACCAGCGATGCCACGTTAGGTTCGTTCTCATTAGCAAGAGCTTCTATTCTAGCTGGCGGTGGTAAGAAATCAGAAAAGACAACAGCAGGAGATATATTGAATTCTTACCTATCAGGTAGTGCAGACTCTGAGTTTGCTTTACATCAACTTGACTCTGGCAGAAGCGATATGCTTATTGATTTTGCTATGTCTGCATTACCAGAAGCAAAGCGTCAAGAGTTTAAGAAAAAAGTCACTGAGTTTAAAGACGCATTAACTGGCGCTAATGCTTCTAGCTTTGGAGCAGAAGATCTCGCACGTTTAAATGCAACAGAAAAAGCAAAAGCAGCTGGCAGAGGTAAAAACTCAGTAGCAAAACAGTTAGCCCAGAAAGAGCTTAAAGAAAACAAGGAATCTGCTAAGTCTCTTTTTGCTAATAAATTTGCGAGAGCAGGTATGGTTGGTGCAGCTGTAACAGCAGGAGCCTATGCTTTGTTTAACTCAGGATACGACGACGAACCATTAGTAGATGTCCCACCACCGCCACCTGGTAGAATGATGATGACCCCAACTAATGCAGATATGAAACTTATCAATAGTGGAAATCTTCTTAGTGATAACTACTCGAATTATAATCAAACCCAAGATGAAGAAATGGCAAGAAGTGCCGGCTCTGCTGAGATGTCTGGCGCTATGAGTTCTCCTAACTCTATTGCTTCTAAATCTTATTTGAATAACGCGGCTGTAAGAATATCTAACAGAGGAATGATTGTTGATAAAACTAATCCTGTTGAATATGCAAGATCTATTCAGGGAATAATTCCAGGTGCACAAGTTGGCGTAAAAATTAATCACAATTACAATATCCCTTCGGATTTGGAGAGGCAACTATAATGGCTGATAATAGATATAACGCTGGTGGTGGAAGAGCTAGAATAGACTCTTATGCTGCTAAGAATTACTTAGATGAAAATGTTGATGGAGAAACAGTTAGCGATGCTTTGCTAAATACTGGATACCAAGAGTATGGTGATAAGTTCAATCATGCCTTTTGGATTAATGATCTGTATTTTGAAGTTCCACCTGAAAGAATAAGTTCGCAGGAAGAAAATTCTTATGCGGAATTTCAAAGCTTAAGAAGTAATTCAGCTTCTAAGATACCTGTTGGGATTGCAAGTGAAATCTTTACAATTAACTTGAATATTGTAAGTAAAAATTCAATTGTTAATATTGATGATAGAACTAGCGAGGTAGGTCCAGCAAAATACACAAATGATTATGAAAATAATAATACGCAAAAACGTGGAGGAATATTAGACTTAATTATTCAGTTTAAACATATTCCTTTTTCTGTTGTTGAGAATGCATATCTAAGAGCAAAGCTTAAAATTCCACTTACTCACAATATGGTTTTTTGTATGCATAACTTAGCAATGTCAACTAGCCCAGGAGAACCTGGTACGCTTGTTGCGTCCTTGACTATGAGTCCTCTTGGCTATACGCCTTATAGTGATAAGTGGCTTTTCAAAAAGAATTGGGATGCCAAGAATGGGTCTTCTTTCTTTGATGTGAATATGAACTACGAAGGAATACTACGTAAACTTCCTGACTGGCATAAATATCCAACTCGACTTGATGAGTCAGAAGATACACCTGAGTCAAGAACGTATTATTTTGGTTCAAAAAGTTGGTATGTGAATCCCAAATTAAGAGATAGAGCAACAGCAACAACGACAGAAAGTGATTGCTCAGTTGTTAATCCTGCATATCAAACTGTAGACTCTATAAATAGTCTTGATAGGGACTTTATGGTAACAAGTGATATTACACAATTTCCATATGAGAGTACTCTGTATAAGCAATATATCGACTGGCTACATGCAAGATGGGCACAAAAAATTGTTAATAATGAACAAGATGTAACTCTTAATAGATATGACTTTACAAAAATTAGTCCATATAATTCACAGAATCATGACCTTGGTGATGCTATTGTATTAAAGTGGAAAGAATTTAAATCTATTCAAATTGATCCGGTAGTCGCAGATACTATAAGAACCTATTACAAAAGAAAGTTAGCGCTTGATCGTGCACGCTTATTTAAGATTAGAATGCAAGGTGATATGCAGTTAATCAAAGAAGGATATACTGAAGAAGAGATAGCCGCGTTCGCAGAGCTAGAAACAACAATGGCTGCGAGTATGACAGCATCTGGTGCTGCAGGTATTGGCCCTTAATTATTAATTATAAAAGGAAAAGCTATGGGAGATAGACAAAGAAGTCCAAGCACACCTACAAGACGACCTGCTGCCGCTAGTCCTCAACCAGCACCTGCTGGCAACGCAGCATTTTTAGCGCCTCCTGGTGCTACATCTTTGGCTACTCCTACTCCTGGATTACCACCTCTTAATCCTAATTTGCCAGCAATTCCTCCTCAGCCTTGGTATTCACGTCTAGCCAGCGTAGGCAATGATATTGTTTCGTGGCCAATTGACCAAGGTACAAGGTTGGTTAATAGAGGACAAGCAGCTTACCGCGGTTGGACATTAGAAGAAGAGGAGGCACATGACGCAGACGTTGATCAGGCACGAAAAGCAATGCAACAAAGAGATCAAGTAATGCGTGACGAAGAAGCACGACGTCGAGCGCGCCCAAATCCAACGACTCCGCCTACTACACCAGTAGTACCAGGTCCTAGAGCAGCGACACCACCTAGGCCAGGTGGACCTCCTGTTCCAGGTGCTCCTGGTTATGTTCCTCCCGCAGGAGCAGCAGGAAGTGCCCCCGACTTACAAGTCTCAAGTTCAAGCGGAATCCTAACTTTTAATATGACTCATCTAAACCTAGACTTAACAAAAATGTCGGCTGAGTATAGTTTTATTCCTAATTTTTGTTTCCCAGTTTTAATGGCAGCTATGGCAACTCGTGAGTCCGGAAATAAATTCTTTAGTTTTAATACAGCAAGTAGTGCCAGTGGACAATTACAATATACTAATATTACGTATGAAGCTGTAGTGGTTGCAGCTAAAAAATATAAAGAATTACTTAAGCCAGAATATATAACTGAATATAACCGACAAAGAGAAATTTATGAGAATGACTCAGACCTTGCAGCGTTAGTAAAGGAACTTCCAAATTCTCATAAATTTCCTTTGACTATTAAAGTAAACATAGATGGAAAAGAAATTTTAAAAATAAATCCAGAGTACAGTTTTTTTCCTTTCTATTTCCTTCCAAGAGCTAAAAATAGAGCAATAATAGATCCAGTCACAAAAGAAGCGATAGGAACGAAACGCACTGATAAAAGATTTTTTATTGATTGTAGATATTATCCAGATGAAATAGCTTTTATTATTGCTTATGGCGGAGAGATGTTAAGTCGATTTTCACTTATACAAGACGCTTACAAGCTGGGGGGAGTAAAAGGAATTTTCCCAGTTACAGTAGCGGTTGGAAAGACAAGCGCAGAAGAAGCAAGAGCCGAAAATCTTAAAAGTGTTCAAAAAAGAGAAGAATCTGAAGCAGCTGAGCGTGCAAGAATTGGATTAATAGATAAGACATTACGAACAGACAATGAAAGATTAGCAGAAAATCCTATTACTTTTCCTTATTATCTTTTTTATGTAACTCATTTTGCTGGGCAGTCTGGTTCTAAGTGGGTTATCAAGACTGATGCTTTCTTACAAGCAGCAAAAATAACTGATAAATATCAGTGGACTGATCCAGCGGTTGCCTCGTGGGATGATCAGGAAATAAGACCTGAGATACACCTAGGAACAGGATATGGAGATTGGTTTAAAAACTGCAACTTAGACGCACATCCATTTTTATATACAAAAAGATATTCAAAAAAAGAAGTACAAAATAAAGTTCATGAGAATAGTGACGAATGGAGAAAGGGATGGATTTTAAGTGAAGAGCCAGATGGCGAGCGCTTTTTCTTTGCTTGTATATGGAAAACATTTGTTGACAAAATGAAAGAGGATATTCAAGGATATTACAAAAAGGCGTATACTTCTTTTGTAGAGCCTACAAAAACTAATTTGAAAGATTCACCTTTGTATATGGTTCCGGTTGGGTCTGTTAATACGCCAAATGCTGCGTATTTGTTTGCGAACTATTCTGCTAGAATTAGTAATTATTACTCTAATATTAAACCAAAAATACAAGAAGCTATATTCGGTAAAGTTTATAAATCATACCAAGATGCCTTAGGTGGTGTAACTTATGAGCGATTTGTAGATGCTCCTGTAGAAGATCAGATGGAGTCACAAAATATTGAAGGGGTGTTGGAAACTAAACTAGGAAATGGATTTGTACAAAGGGCACAAGAAGATAGTTTTAATTTTTTCTCAATTTATTTTGGAATGCAAGGATGGGGAACTACTCCTTCTACAAGTAAAGAACCTTTCTATTACCAGCCTGAAGCATTCAAGGCAGCAGCTCCGCCTTACACAAAGATTGCCGGCGCAGTAAAGAGTCGATACTCAGGAGCAAATTATCAAATTATAGAAATATTAAATCCTGATTTAAGCTCAGAAAAAGAGGCGTGGAAAGCCCAAAGAGAAGCTTACAATACAGAGAATCCAGGAAAAGAAGGTCAAATTGGCGACGGGCAACTTCTTGGTAGATATATTAACTCAAATGGAGCTGCAATTCCAATAGAGGTTATCCCTAAAAAAAAGACCTAGTAAAAAGAAAGATTAATCTAATTTTCTAATTAAAGATAAAATAATGTGAAGAATACACTAATCTTATAAGGTGTTGTTATGAGCAAGCAAAGCGAAAGAGAAGCAAAATATCTTTTTGGTACGGATAGGTATGTTCGTGGCGGAGAAGCTAGAACTCGGTATCTAAGAAAAGACTTTCTTTTACAGCCTCCTGGTGGCTGGGCTGCTCCAAAAGCATTCGGATGCAAGGTTGATGCAGATCCAAGATTAGAATTAATGATAAGAGAAGCTAGTAAGTATTTACCAAATGGATGGCAAGTTTCAACTGGCGAGCGTATAGGTGACAGTACTTTATCTGGAGAGCTGACGGGGGTACAAGGAAAAGACGCGAGCGGGTCTATTCTTAGATCAGTAGCTGGGAAGACCTCAAATCATGGCGGAGGCAGAGCTATAGATATACATCTTATTACGAATGAAGGTAAAGTCCTTGGCAATATAAGAAATGTAAGAACTTTTAGAGCTTATGAATTATTTGCCCAGTGTGTAGCTAAGTGCATCATAACAAATATAGTCAAAGATGATAATGGTGAGACGGTAGACTGGAGTGATTTGCGATACATTGAGGGAGGCAGAGAAAGATCAAAACTTGGTCATAGAAGAGAATTTGATGAGAACGGAGTAGAGAATACAGATCCAAGAAATGAAGAAGGTACCTCAATCAAAGATACAGTACAAGTTGACCCTCCAGATACAGATACGAATATAGGTGTAAGATGGGGCGGGTACTTTGGCAATGAAAACGCTAAGACTTACAGAGTAGGTGAGCAACCGACATTGGAAAGTCTAAAGAAGACAGACGGACCAGGTTATCATGGTATAACCCTGGTTGAGTGGGGTAAGGACGATAAGCCCGAGTTTACGGGGCGATTCCAAGCCGTGTATGAACTTGATGGTAAGCCTTTTTCACCCGACTTTGCGACAAACGTTGTTCTGGATTCTATGCATTTCGATTTTAGTGGCGCGGGTGACACAGCCGGTAGGACAAGTGGTTATTGGAGCAGGGGTCTAAGTGAGCATGTTAAGAGAGTATTTACTAGGCCAGATGGCAAGCCCCCAGATTGTCGGCCAGTAAAAAACTGGTCTGAGTTTAATTTGCCTCAAAGCGCAGATGAAAGCAGAGATCGATTTCAGGAAGGACTTGGTATTCCTCTTCCTGACGGATATGTAGTTGCGAAACCTCCCCCGGCTGCGCCTGCTGTTGTTATTAACTCTTGTGTTGCGCCAAAGCCAAAGGTTGAAATAGATAGTACTGCGCTTATGTCGCCTCAAGATGGACGTGACGTTACCGAATATCCACCTATTCCAGTTACACAGCCAGGAACTGTTGCTATACCAGCAAAAGCTAGTCGAACCCAAGCAGCTTGGAACGCAACTGTTAATACTGCGAATACAGTTATTGACTATATAACAAAATAATACTTTTAAATTAAAGCTTAAAAAGCTTTGAAAGGAAACGAAGAATGGGCAGAGAACAAGACTATCAATTCAATACTGTTCGATATGAGCCCAGTATCCAAAGAAGAGAATTTTATTGGAAACCAGTAATACCTCCAGAACAAAAAGACCTAACATCTCCCAGAGGGTGGGACAATCTAGTTGATGCAGATCCTCGACTGCAGTTGATGATAAAGGCAGCTAGTAAGTATTTGCCAAATGGCTGGCATGTATACGGCAAGGGAGTTGTAGAAGGAAATCTTGAGGTCACACCTGATTATGTAGCTCCAGAACGTGGCGCTAACGGAATATTGCTTAGAAGTATGTACGCAAATGCTGGCCCTCATCATAAAAGAGGAAGAGCAATCGATATTGCCCTCGTAACTCCTGAGGGTAAAGTTCTACCGAATATAAGAAGTTCTAAATACTATAGAGTCTATGAGTTATTTGCTCAGATTGTTGTTAAGTGTATAAAAGAAAATCTAGTAATAGACAATAATGGAACTCCTGTAAATTGGGATGATTTAAAGAGAGGAGGCACTGGCCACCGTTGGGGTTCTAGAAATTCTATGGGACAAGCACTTGATAGTACCTACAACCTTACAGAGCCCCCTGGTGAAGGCGTATGTGTTAGATGGGGAGGGCACTTTTCTCTTAGAAGTGTATCATCCGACTGTATGCATTTTGACTTTGCTAGTGGTGGAGGTGGTGGTGGAACTTTCAGAGAAGGCCTTGCCCCTGACGTCATAGCGGCTCTAAGAAGACGTCATAAGAATTCGAAAAATCAAATGGGAGAGCTTCTTCCCGTTACAAAGCCAATTGCTAATTGGAGTGCATTTCGCTTGCCCCAAACAGCAGCTGAAAGCGCTGAGATGTTTAGAGATGCATTAGGTATACCTCCTACAACAGTAGCTCAGATACCTCCTGCTGCCCCTCCAACGCCACCAGTTACACCTCCACCTGCAGTGCTACCATCTCCTCCTGCAACTGCACCAGAACCTTTACCTCCTGCTCCAGAGCCACCTGCAGAGGCTGCTATACTGCCAGAACCTGTTCCAGCGCCAACTCCTGTTGAGCCTGTAGTACCACCAAAGCCAGAACTTACACTTCCTCCTAAAGACGAGAAAGTTGAGCAAAGTGATCTAATTCTTGCAATTACAAGATATAAACTTCAGATTGAAGAGCTAAGAAAAAAGGGATGGAATCTTTACAATAAAGACTTAACTGTCTTTGACTTATTCTACAAAGACAATACGTTAGTTATTCCAACATCAAGTAATCCAAATGCAGAGCTAGATAAAGCCAATCTTGCTAGGGGTATAAGTTGTGACTTTATATCTGCCACATCCTTTAATGTATTTAAGAAGCTGCCAATTCAAGGAATTAGTATGCCAACTGCCCAATTCTTGGGTAGAGCTGATAATAGCTTTCTTATATCTTTCAAATCACTAGGTCTTGATGCTGTTAGGCAGATAGAGGTAATAAAAGACACTCTTAAAAAGCAAGCAATACAATTTAAATTTATTCCAGAATCTTATGTCCTAAGAGTTGAAAATAATATTATCAACGCAATGGGAGATTTATACTTTGTAATTAATGGATTAGACAGTGCTACCGTTCCTGAGACTCCTGGATCTTATGCCACAGAAATGCGTTTAACTGCAAATGATATTTATATAAAAAATGCAAGGATTAAGAGACAATCAATTACTTCATCAATTGACATTAAAAAAACTTTTATAGAAGAATTAGTGTCTAGAACAGTTGTTAATTATATAAAGAATGGTCAGTCTAATCCTCCTATAACAACAGAGGTAGCATGTCTGTCAGACAATTGTGACCCTACTCCAATTACTGTAACTGATGCAAATGAAGGAAAAGTAGATGTATCTAGTTTAGCTAATATTAAAGACCAGTTGTTTTTGTATTGGAATACAACAAGAAGCATTTGGTTTAATGATAGACTAGAAGGCTTGAGCGAAGGTCACAGAGAGTTTATGAAAAAAATCTGTGGAACTCTTAACCTAGTTAACAGGTTAATTATTCCTGATGGCTATCGATATATAGACCGAAGCTACAGACTAGAAGTACCCACAAACAAAACAATCATTAATTTATTCTATAATGATGGGCATGGATTTTTGAACCCTACTTTAATGACTGATGAACCATTCATGTGGATGAAAGACTACACTGATAGATACAAAAGTGAATTCTTAGTAGCAACAGGTGGAAGTATTTACGCAAATCAATTCTTGCAGTTTCAAGCTATTGCTCCTATGGCGTTTGAGTCTATAGCTCCTGCTTACTGGGACTTTAAACTAGAAGCAGAGCATATTGAATATGACATAAGCGAATTACCTCTCAGAATTGAAGCTTTTACTTTTGCAGATGGAGAAGGTCAAAGTTCATATGCTGATGCATTAGACTACTGGACAAAATCTGGAGATACCACAACAAATCCAATAGCTCCTTATATAAGGTCTCATAGGTCTATGCTAGGCTTAGCTAGAAATACTTGGTTTCTTTGGATGTGGCGTTGTATCTTTATGCAACGTTATTTTTACAATGACAGCGTTCTTGATCCTGTGAGAACTAGCTTCCAAGGAACACCAAGATCTTTAATAACTTTTGGTGATGCCAATAAGATAAAATCAGATACTTGGATTCGTGAAAATTTTGACTATGTCAGGAGATTTGCTCCTGATGAAATTTTTCAAGAAGAAGCTTTTGGTCCTAATTTCTTAAGAAACTTTACAACAGATGCAAAAGAGTTTGGCGTTAAGATTTATGAGATAGTTAAACCTATAACTAGTGTTAATGACTTAGTTCAGGTAGAAGACGCCATAGGTGCAGCAGCAGGAACATCGCCTGATGGAAGTATAAATCTTAATCAAATTTATACAATTATAAAGCCAGGTGCAAAGCATCTTTTCAAACCCTGGAAAGGTTACGACTTCAAAGATACAATTGTTGACATTGGACTTGTTTGGGGTGGTGAGTATGTAATTGGCAGTGTAGTAGGAGCACTTGGTAAGGGTGTTAGCTTTATTATCGGCAAAGGAGCTACCGCTACCAAAAAAGCAGTAGCAGGAGTAGCAGCTACGGCCCCAGGACAAAAGACTACAGCTGTAGTTGGAGCAGTTGCTACTGCTTGGAAGAACAATACAGTTGTTATAAATGCTGCTCAAAAGACAAGTGCAGTAAGAGCTTGGTTTTCAAATACTAGAGCTTGGAAAGCAGGTCAGGGAACTTTTGATTTTATTAGTGGCAAGTTGGCCCTTGCTAAAGATTTCTTTACAAAACAAAGATCAGCTGGCCAAGGATTTGTTGGCCGAACATTTGACAATACTATTAAAATTCTCGCAGGAAAAGGAGCAGGTTTTCAGTCCCTAACAACGGCAAGCAGTATTGCACTTGATGATCTTGCTGGAGTTTACCTAGATGGTGCAAGGGAAAATAAATCAAGCGAGGCAATCCAGGCTAATATAAAAAATATTAAGAATGGCATTGATGGATTTGCATTGCAAACAACAAACTCCCAATTTCAAACTGAAAGTTTCTACTATGAGTATCGTGAAAGAACAATTAATGGAGGAAATGCAAAATACCATCCAGACTCACTCAATCTAAAAGATATAGGCATTGGTAGCCCAGTCGGGATATTCAAAGACATTGCTGCGAAGGATCGTCCTCTTATACTAAGAGATGGCAAGACTATGGTTGCTGATTGGATAACTGAATTCCAAGAAATAATAGATGACCCAACATCAACTGGATGGATGAAGCTAACAGTACCTAACAAGTATTTTATGGATTATGTTTGGAACTACTTAATTATTCCTTATCTAAATAATGTTTTTGATTTTGAAAGTATATATAAGATCTCTGTTGAGACAGAATTCTTTCCAAAGACAAGAGAACTACTTATTGCGCAAGAGCAAAGCCTCGTAGATCCTACCTACGAAGACTTAGATTTACCTCTGCATCCGTACTGGAATCAGAGAGTAGATGCTTTAGGTTTTCCTGCGGTTGTAAATAATTTTAATCAAGACGCAGTAGTTACTGATGGAAAGTTTATTGCAAACTTCTCAAGAGGCAACAGTTTCACAGAGCCAGATTTTTATCTTTATAATCCTTCGATTGAAGGCAATGAAGAATTTCTTAGAGACAGACAAATTGACTCTACAAAGCTAAGCGCAAGATGGTCCCCTCAGGATATCTTTAACTTTGGAATCAATATGCAAGCTAATATTGCTGCAGGTGATATTGAAAGATTAGGAAAAGCAAGTTCTCCTTTGAATGCTGATACTAAAATAGGTACGCCAGCAACATTTAAGAATTTCTTTGATAGATACACAAATGCAATGGAAGCTGGAAAGTACTTAGAGTCAATCATAGGAGCATGGAGCAATGAAATTCACAATACCCAAGCAGTTCCAAAGCAAACTCCAGCACTTGACGGATGCGAAGGAACAGAAGAAGAATTAGATAAAAAATATCCTAAGAGTAAAAGCTCTAAAGCTGGGTGGGAAAACCTTAGACTTTGGCTTGGTCCCAATGTAGACTTACTTGCTCCTATGTCTATGAACTTTGATAAAGCTGATAAAGATAATTTAAAGTTAAGAATGAGTACGCTTGCTAACTTAACTCTTAAAGACTTTAATGAAATTTCTGGAGAGGATTATGTTATTAAAATGCAAACTTATTTGCAGCAAGACTATGAAGAGTTTGTAGCTGATCTAACTCCTCAAGAAGAAGCTGATCTTGATGGCTCCACTCCTGATAGCAATGATCCAGTCGATCCAAGTAATCCCTCTGAGCCTCCTAATATTGCGCCAGCAGTAAGACCTAGGCGTAAATTTGGGGAAGCTGATCCAAACGCAAATCAAAGTAAAAAGAATTATCCAGATTTTAATCTTTATAATTTCTTTGATGAAGATTGCGGATCAGGAGATCCTGCTATTATGCTTCAATACTCAACTGAAAGATATGCCAATCTAACTCGATTACATGATGGCCTAAAGAGTATTGGCCGTAGAAAACTAGCAGCAAGAAGAGCTTATCCAGTCTGTAAAGTTTACTTGATTGAAGAAGATGACATATACAATAAAGAGTATATTGAACTTGATGAGATTTACACTTACTCTAAGATAGAGCGACTGGAAATTGCAGATAGCCGTAAACGTCCAAGCTCAATTTGTCGTTTAACATTTGTAGATCCAAATGGTGTACTTACTGGCTTCAACCAGTTCTCTAAGGCTGCTAACTCTAATTTAATTGCTGATAATAAAATAAATGAGAGAAGGAATAATGTAGGAACTGGTCTTGATTTTGAATCAAGTAATGCGCTACTTAGAGGAACAGAGTTTGAACAATCAGATATAGGATTTGTTCTTAATGCTGGTATGAAAATTAAAGTTTGTTTAGGCTTTAGCAATGATGCTAATAAACTTGAAGAAGTATTTCTTGGGGAAATTACCGATATAAACCTAGATGGTTCTGGCAATAAGATTGAAGTTGTTGCTCAGTCTTACGGTGCTGAATTAATTGCTAAGTTGAAAGGAAGCACACAAGAAGAGACATCAAAAGAACATATGGATACTTTTGACTTGCTTGCAAGATTAATGTTTGAGCCAGAAATCATCCATTTTGGCAAAAAGAAATTTGATAGTGTTGTTTCTTTTGGTGAAGATAAAAGCATTGAAGTAGCGGATTTGGCTTACAAGGAAGGGTTCGCTGTTGGAGGCATGCACAATGCCAGAAGAAAAGGGGGACTTATAAATATTCTTTATGGGCTTGGAGACGACCTTGATTTCAATTTAATTGACAAGACCGTTGATGCCCTAGAAAATTGGAAAAATAAAGCAAATCGCGGTTACATTATAAAACCATTTGCTGGCCCTCAAGACGATAATCTCTATATTCCCAGCTACCAACCGCTACAAGGGTACTATTGGTATGACTGGTTTGGAACGTGGACTGGCTCTTTAACTAGAGACGGAACAGCGCGGATTGTAGAAGTAGAAGATGGGCAACTGAAAGAATTCCAAGACAAAGCAAAAAGACTTGGGATACCTGGTATTGCAACAGGTATATCAGCAGGAGTAACTGCTGGGCTACTATATGGCAGCCGAGGTGCAGTTGGGCAACTTACAAAAACAAAAATTGGGTTTTTTCTTGTTGCTGCAGTAGGTTTTGGAATTGTACTTAAGGCTATTACACAAGCAGTACTCACTGCTGGATATTATGGAATAGATTACCTTACAAATGAGAGAGACATTGGCTCCATTGAGGAGGCAAAGACGTACCAATCGGATATACTTAGTCGACATAAAGTCGCAACAAACGATAAAGATGGTTATGTAAATAGTCCAATGTTAATTTCTGTTTATGATCCTGACTCTTTGATCTACAATGTTTACTACTCTACTATCTGGGATGTCTTTGAGGAAATGACTTATCGCCATCCTAGTTATGTTAAGCATCCTAGAATTTACAAGAATAGTAATCGTATGACTATGTTTTTTGGATTACCAGATCAGAATATGTGGGAGTACTGCGGAGATCCTCTTGATGTATATCGACAAGACAAGATCTTTAGAAAGATATTAAAGTCAGGTGGAACGTTAGAGGAAGATAGTCCTTTTCTTCAAGAGAAAAGAAAAGATACTTCTGCTGAATATAATTTAGGTGACTATGGAGAGGTTCCTGCAGTTAGCTCTGAGGAGCTTGCAAACTTTGTAAGACTTGCGAGACGGAGATTTAGGCCATTTAGAAATTGGCACAACTTGAATTCTTATACAGACATTATCAGCAATGATATTGAAGCAACTGCTGATGCTTGGTATACAGAAGTTGAAATTCAATATAGTGACTCACGTCTGAAGAATAATGTTCCGGCTGCAGTCACTAATCCAAATGCTTTTATTGACTGGCAGAAAGACAACGTAGTTGTAAAAAAGGCAAATGTAGATTTATCTCCACAGTTCATTAGAAGAACTACCTATCAATTTCCCAATTGCAAAAGCAAGGGTATGGCAAATACATATGCTAGATCTATTCTTGCAAAACAAGCTAAGGAAATGTACAAGGGGTCTTTGACTATAATGGGTAATCCTTATATTAAACCTTATGATGTTTGTATTCTAAATGATACTTACAATAATATTTATGGTCCAATTGAAGTAGAAGAAGTTCACCATATCTTTAGTCCAGAGACTGGATACATTACTCAAATATATCCTGATACATTTGTTGTTGAAGAGGATGTGACTCCTTACATTATCTTTAATGGACTTCAAAGTTCGGTCTATACAAGAACTGAGTACTATATGGAATTGGCGGTTGCAGCTTTCCCAAACTGGGGAGAGTACAATAATATGACAAGTGAAGGTCAGTATTATTTGGACAATCTTGCAGAATCAACTGCTAACTATAGACAAAAGGCATTAAAAGTTTTTGAAGAAGTTAATGCTGCCCAAGACTTTGTTGAGAGCATAGCGGTAGGATCAGGGGTAGTTGGTGGACTAGCAGGAGGCCTTCTTGGGTTATCAACAAAGAAATTTATATATGGAGAAGGCTTATTTGGTAGTGGAGCTGCTGTTCTACTAGGAGGAGCGGCAGCGGCAAGCCTTGCTTACTTCTACGCTTCATCATCACTTACCTCAATCATATATAACTATATAGCAGAAGGTAGAGCATATATGATGATTCCTTTAGCAAGAGAAGGAATTCCTATGGTTGCAGGAACTAATATTGGATTTGGAAGTGGTATGTATAAATCGCCTGGTCAGTACATAAGACAGTACTGGATGGATGGTGGACTTGGTAAGTCTATAGAACGTGCAGATTCTATTATGAAAATGGCAAATGCAAGGCTTAGATATGGCGCTTCGATGGATAATACATTACTAGAGACTGAGTTCTCGGCTAAAAGCATTGGATTTAGCGTTGATAAGATGTTTGAAGACTTTGGTGGTGTGCTGGCTGATAAGTATCTATTCCCAAGTGTAAAGAAACAATAATGCCTAAAGTACCAAAAACTAATATAGGTTATAAGCTAAGTAAAAGCTTTGATCATCAGTCCGTTGGGAGTCCGGCGTTAGATAGCCTCATTTCAATGAAGGGGTATATAACTAGAATTTATTTCCCAGGAGATATATTTCCGAATGGGACACAATTAATAGGTAACAGTGTTTACGTAGATTTTCGATTGAATCTAATTAATGGACTAGACTCTGCGGGCAATAAAAGTATTACTGATGGTAAATCAATTAATGTTGAGTGGAACGAAATATTAGAAAGCAATAGCATAAATAAAGATGGAGTGTTCTTTAGATTAACATCTACCCCTCAAGAATTATTTACAAGCTTCGGGTCTAGAGATACAATCGAACGCTTGCAGCCAGTAATTGAATATACATTTCATCCAACTAGTTTTCTTTTTGGAACAGCAACCATAATATCAGATTCTAGATTCGGCAATAATGGAGCAATCTCAACAGAGCAATGGTCCTATACTTATAATAAAAATAGATCTGGTAACTTTATACAGATTTTTCCATCAATGTTAAACAACACAAGAATCCCAGGATTTTAAGGAACAAAATGGCTGAGGCAAAAATTATAAAACTTCCAGACGGTGATGCCTTTATTGAGGTTGGATTAGATTATGTTCGCATTGGAGCTGGTACTGAAACATTTCTTGTGCTAGATAAGAAGTCAATGAATGCAGGAGCAAGTTCTGTTAATTGGCAAATTAGCCCAGATCAAATGACATACTATGGAATGCTAACTCACGCTAATCCTATTGTTGGAATGTTTCCTATCGGTCCAAAGTATTCAATTAGTCCTGGTCCATTACTGGCATTTGCTAACATGTTTGCTGTAAACGCTCTTATTGGCGGCGCTGTTGGGATGCTCTAATGTCTAATATACAAGATCCATATGGCGTAAAAGATATAAAGCTATCTTCTAATTGGGATTTTGTATTAACTAAAAGACCAGAAGGAAATGCTGATCTTGCTTTTACGGATGAGAATAATGTTGATACATTTAAACAGCTAATTAGAATGTGCTTGAACACAGCAGTAGGTTCATATAAGACAAATCCTAAGTTTGGAGCTTCTCCAAAAGGAAGAAAAACTCTAGTTACATCTACGGGAATTGGACAACTTAAATCTTATATTTATCAGAATATAATTAATAGTAATATCAATCCAAATAACTATGGATTAAAAGTAGATATAATTCCTGATCCTATCAGCAGAGAGGCTGTCATTATTCATATAGAAATGAAAATACTAGGAACAAATGGTAATCCAGTTCCTGTGATAGTAAATTCAATATTCTATGATGGGACACAAGAACTTAAAACAATTACTGGCTTCGGAGAATAAACATGGGCATAAGATCTGAAAGTGCAATTAAAAGAGAAATCATCAACAATGCAAAGCGTAGACTAGGAGCTTCCTACTATGGCTCTGGTTCAATGCTTGATGGTCTTGCCTCTGATATAAGTGTTCAGGTTGCACAGCTTGAAGCAAAACAAGAAAATACTCTTAGAGACATACATTTCAATACAATCAGTGAAGATCAGATTTCCAGATATACTGAAGACTTCAATATAAAAAGAAGACTTGGCCGAAAGGCAAGGGCAGACGTAGGTGATCTTTGTGTACTGGTAAGCACTATAAATGGGAGAAGCATTAATGATGCATTAAGAATCAATAATGTTGAACTTGTAGGTCTAACTGTCCTAGCTGGTAACAGAAAATACTTTATCACTGAAGTTGAGCCAGGTGGATATTCACAGACAAGTACGTATGTAGGAGTCCAAGCTTTTGCATCTGGATCAGAATATAATGCTGCAAAAGGTGAACTTAACAAATTTGAGAAAACATATGCGGGATTAACAATTACAAACACAAGAGCAATTGTAAATGGTGAAAGCCCAGAGAGTATGGGGGTTCTAAGAGAAAGAATTCTAGAAAAAATAGAATCAAATGCAAATACTGAGTTTATGCTAAATAGTGCTATCTCAAAAATCCCAAGTTTAGGAAAATCTACAATAATAAAAAACTATGATGGCCCTGGTTCTTTGATGATATGCATTCAACCATACTCAGGTGTCGTTTATCCTGAATCAAGCATAAGAGAAATTCAGCAAAGACTTGAGGCGCAGATAGGTGCAGGAAGAAAAGTCTTAGTAAAAAATTATGATCCTGTTGGATTTGTGTTTGAAACAACAATATCTGCAAATACTGGATTTACAGCATCAAATCTGATTGACCCTGTTAAGACGGCAATTGCAAATTATTTTAATAACCTTGGTGGAGGACAGAGTGTTTCTCTTTCTGCATTGGTCAGTCAAGTTAAAAGTGCCGTCCCAGGCATAAAAAACTTAGGACTAGGCTCAGATACCTTTGATTCAGTTGTATATACAGCCTACGAGGGAACAGCAAAGTTTGAAAACATTGGAAGCCCTGGCGAAACAATATCAGTACTAGAAACACAAATAGCAACGTTAGGATCTCCTGATGGAAGTCCTGCTGTTATTGTAAACGTAATCGAGTAATATGAGCTACTATAAAGAATTTAGAAAAAGACCGTACTACTCTTTAAGTGCTCAAAAGCTTGCCAATTCTTTTCCTGGGTGGTCAAAGGCAAGAACAGATAAGCATAGTAACTTCCAGTCAATTATGTCAGACATGTCTGAGCAATTTGACATGTTCTCTCTTAGCATTTTTGATAAATACAATAAGCAATTCCACATAGAACAAGATGTAAGTCTACCAGCTAAATACTATAAGTATAC